ACTGAAGTGGAACAATTTTGCTATTATGATTCATAGTTGACCTGCTGTATAGGTTGGCTCACGTCCCCGAATGTTTCCGCATTGCGGGGACACTTATTATTATAACAATTTTATTAATAGAAATAGTCGATATTAAAAACCCCAGGGGTTGAATCCTGGGGTTTTTGTCGTTGGGAGTGCGATCGCTTAATCTTTTTCCTTATCTTGCCTGTCTCTCTCCCGTCGCCTTTTGGCGCACAGGCGTTTTTGTTCGCGCCGATTTTCCTTTTGCTCTGGGGTTAAGTTGGCAAGGTAGCGTTTCCGCCGTTCCCTTGCCTTCTCCGTCCCCTCGTACTTCAGATCCCTGTCTTTACCCTTCTGGGTTGCCTTATACCGTTGTTGGGCTTCCCAGAGGGAGGGTTTCCATTCTTTGGTCATGTGATAAACCACCAATATTTCTTAATTCCCGTGCTTTTCCCGTTGTTGGGACAATCCCCTTCACCCATAACGAGGTTTCCGTCATTGGTGGGATAACCGTCTTCAGTTTCCCCGACTATTGACAACATGGCTCTATTTAGTGTTTGGATTGAGCAAATAACGTCTTTTTCTTCTTTGAGTTTTTGGGCTAATTCTTTGGTAGAAACCCCGTCAATCCATCCGGGGTCGCTGTCAATTATCCCCTTGATTTTTGTTTTTAATTGTTCTATTTTCATCTGTCCTCCTTTGTGCGTTTTGGTTTATTAAATCCCTAGCCGTTTGGTGTTTGGCTAGGGTATGGGGTGATTTAGTTTTTACTTAATTCAAAAGCCAACCAGTTGCAAGATGTCACTTTATCTAGGTTTTCTCGCTTTACTTGACAAACCTCATCTCCAATTCCTTTGAAGAAAACAATGTATTCGGGGTTGCTAATTCTGTTAATAACTTTCATCGACTTAACATATTGTCCTCTGGCAATGGCTTCACATTCTAGGATTTCTTGTCTGTTCTCTCCGGCTCTGACTAATTTTTTCTTCACGTATTCTTTAACTTGCTCATCACTCTGTCCCGCACCTTTTAAAACGGCTGCATCTTGACCCGCTCTTTTACACCATTCTTCAGTTGAGACATCTAAAATACGTGAAGTATAAAGAACTTTTTGTGTAACTGCCATTTGATTTGTCCTTTGCTTTTGCGTGTTTCAATAATCTAAATATAGTAGACTTACGGCTATATGTCAACCCCTAAAATAAAATATTTTTTAGATTGACTGAACTCCTTGCTATGTAAGGAGTTCAGTCTTTTGGTTAATCCTCAAATTTTGCCTTGAGAGCCAGCATAGCCTTTTTCTTCTTATGCCTTAAATAAGATTCGGCATCGGTCAATTTCCTGCCTGGAAAAATAGACGGTCTCCCTATAGGCTTAGGATCAGTTTTGGGATGAATTCTCGGTCTTCCCACGGGCTTAGGATCGGAGGTTTGGGACGCTCCGCAGGGGGTACAGCGCCACTTCTGCCTCCCGTCCGAATGAACCCCGTTTTTTTTCATCTTGTGTCCGCACTTTGGACATGGCGGGTTTTTCTTGGCTTCATTGGATTTTCGATTCCGCAACCAACAGGGATTGCAGAAATACTTTTGTTTTCCGGTTGGCGTTATCCCAGACTTCCACATCTTCCCACCGCAAGTTAAGCAGCGCGGGTTGTATTTTTCCGTGTTATCTTTGTCCATTAGTAGCCTGTTCTGTAGGTTTACTCAAGTCCCCAGATGTGGCAAAACATCGTGGGGATAATTTTTCTAGGTACTCAATACAATTGTAGCCGGATAAATTGCCATGTAATCGTTTTCACCTAAGCTAATTTTCTGCTGCTCAACTAAAGTAAAAATTGCAAACCAAAATACTTTTTCACTCAATCCCAAATCCTTCTGAGCTTTAGAGGGATAGATAAATACTGCCCTCTTTCCTAGGAATTGAGGGATTAACCATTTTTCCACAATGGTGATCGCATTCTCTAGTTCTTGAGTATTAATCATAATTTAATCAGCACAAAACTATTGTTTTATTATATAATATAAACAGTTCTAAATGCTAACAAAATATGGCGATCGCAACGAACCTAAACCAAAGAATAGAAGGGCAAAAACTTCTATTCACGGCTGCCACTGATACTATGATTATCGGGGGAATAGTTAGCAATCTTTCTGTAACGGATGCCTATTTTAGCTTAAAACCTTTTATGGTAAATGCTAAGATAGATCGGGGTTTTCCATTCCAACTTCAAACCAAGTTACTCACTCCTGCATTAACAGAGGTTAAGGCTTTTGCTGCTGATGCTCCTGTTAATTTATTATGGGATTCTAGCGATGGTTGGAACTCGGAAGTTTTAGAAAATTGGAACGGTTCAATCCCTAACTTTATTCCTGTATTGTTGAATATAACTATAGCGGAGATTTAAGATAATGGTTTGGATGGGTTCAAAGGCGAATATAGCCACAATCACGGCTTTAAGTGTTACTGATTTAGAAGATGGAATTGTCTTCTATGCTTCTGCCGAAAAAACCTGGTTAGCATTAGCTAAAACCGACACGACTTCAACAGCAAATAGTAAAAGTTGCTACACTGCCACGGGCGGAGGTAGATGGTTTATATCCAGAGATTCTACGGTTGTCGCCACTACCACGCCAACGGGGTCGGCTGCGATTGGAACCCGTTGGATATATCAAGAGAATGGGGCGGTCAATAACTATGATTCAGTCATCTCATACATCTACAACGGCACGGCATGGGTTGAGACAGATGCCAGAATGCGCGTACACACTAACACCCCGGCAAGTGTTTCCAAGACCCCCAATAGTGCGAGAGAGACGTGGCGAGATACCTCGACAGGGATTTTATATCGTCCCTTTAACGGGGGGTGGGTAGCAGGAGAGGGAGCTACTTAATGATTCAATTTACCTGTGGAAGTTCACAACCTTTGGACTTAACGCTATTTGACGGGGTTGTGATTGGCTACCATTGGCAGTTATTTGTTGACCGGAACGGGACTAAAAACCCTCTGGACTTCCCAGATAAAATCATCCGAGCGCAATTCCTTTATGGGCATAAACATCAAAAGCCCTGTCCATTTTCCGGTTGTGATTCAATTAAGGAATGGGTGGGGCAACGGGTTGGGAAATTTTCTCAGGTGAGTGAATGGGTAATTGCCAATGAATTTACCGATGACCTAGGGGTCGCATACCCCAACTACAAGCTCGATGACTTAAAGCGATATTGTGAAGCCGCGCATATTGCCAATCCCAAAGCTCGATTAATTTTGGGAGATTTCAAACCCCACCTATTCAATAAATGGGATGCGATCGCTAACATCTGTCACGAATTAGCCAAAGATTTTCCGGTAGAGGTAGGGATTCAAACTCATTTGAAAACCTATAATGCTCCGGTGATCCTAACCAGATTACCTAAAATTATTGAGATGTTTGATGTTCCCGTGCATTTTATTGAGGCGAGTTTATGGTATAAATCCGTTGCCGATAAAGCGATTTGTAATGGGCTATGGTCGGAGTTGATATCAATAGCCGAACAGCATCAAGTCCAATCGTTTTGTAATTGGTGGTTATACTCTGAGGATGCGGAGGTTGGGCGACGGATGCCTACTTTTGATGGTTTAAAGCTGTTTATTCCTCGTGAGGTAGGGGATAATATTGAACTCCCGTAATAAGTCTTTTGTAATAAACAGGAAAACTAATCGAGTCAATAGGTAGTATAGTGGGAGTAACTTTTATTTCTTTAAATACAAAATTATTTATATCATCAAGGTCTATTATTATTAATTGCAAAACAACATCTTCTGTTAGCAACTTAGAAGGATCTTCAATTGGTTCAATATAATATATTTTATTATTAACAAATGTTGATGATTCAGAGCTATTGATTGCCCAAGCAAATTTTTCTAAGTTTTCCAAGTCTATATTTGTAGACATTGGATTTATTACTTCCTCTGGCAAAGTATGCTCAAGAATATAACCACTGTGATATTTAAAAAAATTGCGTTCGATAGAGGGGATTGTTTGGTATGAGTACCTATTTATTTCGGTTGAACTACCTGATTCGAGATCGTATAACTCAAATATTATTTCGTCATTACTAACTCGCCCTTCTGAACCTGGATCGTAATTTGTTATTTTCTTAGTAAAAAATGCGTGTGTTGCACCTCTTAAAAGATTGACCCCTACAAGAGATCTATCTCCTCCATAAGTATCACCGTTACCAAAAACAGGTTCATAGGATATTGATTCTTTTATTGAATAGGTTATTGGTGCGACAAGTCTGTCGAAATAACGATATCCCTCTGGGGAAACAGTTGGTGAAGCATAAACAAATTCAGGAACAGATTTATAAATAACAGGTGGATTTTCCTCTCCATACCACAACCGACAACCAATATTAATTCCACGCACAGACTCTTCTGCAATAACTGCTTCAGACCCCCAAAAATACCCGTCTCCTAGTGATATAACATAATCAGTGTTTACTTGAGATGTTCCTGGCGGCCCTGCCGATGTGATTCTAGTCTCGGTTTTTTCAAAACAAAAACTTAAATCATCATTACTACCATTCGTGTAATTCAAAAACTTAGTATCTTCAGATGAAGAACTATTGAACGCCCCTGCTACCGAGAAATTCCAGTTCATTCTATCTATCCCTCTGTTCTTGAGCAATGTTCCTATTGTTCCGTCAAAGAAGTTAAAGTCTTGATATTTTAACTTTATAGGGATAGCTGACATTCCTGGTATTCCCACAAAAAATAAGTTTTCCCCTTCTCCTCCACTTGCATATAATTGAAATCCGACCAAAAATTTTATATGCCCTTGCGTATAGGCTCTTGTTCTAAACTTATAAGTCCCATTAATATTCATATAATTATCGTTTTGTTACAGTCAAAATAGATTTCTGATTCTATTCTATCGTAATATAAACTGCTTTTTTGTGGCGTTGTGTACCCGTAAGCAAAAGCCACCAAGGAATCATTATCCTTGTCTACCGAGTACAAGAATAGAATATTGGCTTTATCATCTTCTGAACCCATATACTGAACCCCTGTTGATAACTGAATAGAAACCCAAGGGGTAAAAGTGGAGACTGTGTTAACAACCTGAATATTTGTATAGTCAACCGTTGTCACCGATTCAGGAATTACCCCCGATAAGATATCGCTAGACTTAGTTAATATAATCCCATTGTCATCTACCACAAACGAAGCCAGAGACTGAGAAGAAACCCCAAACCCCGTAAACCAATCAACGTTGCTACTAAACCACGTCATGCACTCCCTAGAGAAGCAATCCAATGGCGGTGCGGTGGTAACATTCCGATCCTTCTTATCGTAATTTGAAACAGTTATAACTTCGTTTATCCCATCTTCATCTATCCTGAACAAATAGAGTGATTTGGCTTTATTTGCCTTAGCAGATGGGATTGAAATATCACTATAGCTAACATAAACGGGCGACGATTCCGGTCGGGTATAGGCAAAGGGATTTTTAATTGATACTGTCCCTATGGGTGAGTTCAAAAACTCGGCTTCAGTGTTTAAACATAGCCATTCTGAGTTGGTTGTGGAGTGAAACATCGGGACAATAGTTGATATTCCTAGGCCATAACTAACGGTTGAATCCCATTGTTTCTTAGCTACTAACTCCAAAAATTCCACTGTTGGCAGTAACGAAACCGAACTAACATAATCAGTTGTCGTTGGCATTTCTCCCTCTGATCTCTCCAATAATATTCTAACACCCAAACCCATAAAACAAAAAGCCACCAAGCGGATGCCGGGTAGCTTTAAGGGAGAATCTTTCCACCAGTATTATTATAACACGAAAACATTAACATAATCAGTCGTTGTTGGTATTGCGATCGCACTCCTCGTCTACGGGATAAAAAACTATATATCCCTTTGAGTTTATTGTCACTTTACACTTAATCGTCTTCCCTTGATTGTCGAGTAAATACCCTACAATCGACGGCGCAGCTATTTCCGTTGGTGCTGTTTCTGTTGTCACTTTTATTTCCTCAATTCTTATCTAAATTTGTTCATGTTGATCTTTTCCACGCTTTTCTGCAATCTTCAGAAGTGAACTTGTACAGTGTTCCTTTATCACGAGATGTCTTGCCACCTTTACGACCTATCTCAGTCATGTAGTCTTTGTTTCGTGATATGGAAGCCCCGCCATCGCTACACTCGTCTGGCGTGAATTTATGAAGCGTTCCTTTATCGTGAGATGCTTTACCCCCTTTGCTAGAAACCTCCCGACGTTTTTCTGGGCTCATAGCAGCAAAACCACATTTCTTATTTTCTGATTTCATAATTTTACTAACATCTAAGTTAATATTTATTTTAACACAAATACCTTATAATAAAGAAAAAGTATCTGAGTTTGTAGAGAATCTCAGATACTTTTAAAAAGCAAACACACAAAGCAACAACATAATGATTATACAACAACTTTCACTATTTGAAACACAACCCGTAATTCTTGATTCAAACGAAAATTATACCCCGTCTGATTTGATTGATTTAGTCCATGAGTTTTATGGATTTCCTGAATTAGACCCTTTTAGCTGTGAACTTGCCAACCGAACGGTAAAAGCTCAAAAGATATTTACAATTCAAGATGATGGATTTAAACAGAACTGGAGACGGGCTAAAACACTCTGGTTAAACCCTCCCTACAGCGCGGGATTTATTGAGAAGGTTGTTGATAAATTGATTGCAACATTGAACGAGACTGAATCGGAAGCATTCTTGTTAACCAATACCGACAACAGTACGGTTTGGTACAAAAAGGCTTTGAATCGGTGCGATCGCTTCTGCCTACCGTCAACTCGGTTAACTTTTTATTCCCCAAAACGGGCGCAGGATGGGAAGAAACAAAACCAAAACCGATTCTCCCAAACTCTATTTTATTTTGGATTGCAACCTCAAAGATTTGAGGAAATTTTTGAGGGTTGGGGAACTGTTTGCCAGACTTCCAAATGGTAAAAAATAACCCCTGTAAATTAATTTACAGGGGTTTAAAGTTTTAGCTATTAATCACTGGTTATATATCGCCACGACTGACCTCGCGCCGAAGATCCAGGTCTTTATTTAAAACAAATACTCCATCTTGGAGTTCAATCAAATAGCCTGGTTTCAGTGCTTCAAAGATAGATCCTTGACACCGATCTGCTTTTTTATAATCCCCTGTAGACGCTAACTTGCCTTCCACGAAATTCAGAAAACCATCTTTGTTAAAGATTTTAATATCTCTCATTTGCTTTGTCCTTTATCAATCATTAATTTAGGGTGCTTTTTATTTGTTGAAACTTAACCTATAAAGTAATCGTTTTTCCTGTTAAAAGATTTTCGAGAGCAACTCGATTTTCCATTAGGTGAATGGACTCTCCATCAAGACACTGAGATCCTATCTCGCCCTTTCTAATTTTCAAACAGTGGCTTGTTTTATTTGTCATTACCACCACAGGAATAGGGGGATAAGGTGGGGCTACTATGTATGCCGATAATTTCATAATTATTGATTTAGTCCTCTGCGCTAACTCCTATTATAGTACAAATCAAACCCTCAATATCTCCGCCTTAAATATTCTGCCAATAATAACGCCTCTGCCCTCCCGTGATGTTTTTCGAGTTTAAGATTGTTAGTTTCACCTGGAAACATCTGCAACGCCATCACCCTTGACGCTTTCTTATCTTTTCCTATTAGGCTGTAGTGCTTTTTCCATGCCTGGGGAGTAACAAACTCCATCGGGATTCCTAGCGTTGCAATAATCCCAAGCCAAATCCCAAAACCCATCCCAAAGTTAAAAGTAGAAGATACCCCTTGCTTGGGCATTGCATGAACATTCTCAATAATTAGGTGAGTATTGATGGTGATCATTTCCTTCAGTCCAGATGCCATTAATGTCGGGTTGGGGCGTATCTTTCCACTAATCTTAATCACTGGACAGTCGAGAAATTTAACCTCACCATTAGAAATCCTACACACTGCCCCCGTCGCTCCGGGGTCAATTCCGATAAATGTTTTAGTCATTATCCGTTGTTGTTTGTAAATAGTTGATAACAGATGGGCTATAGTCAGATATTAAAATTCTTTCAATTGCCCAAGAGAAGTTGTATTTATCAATTTTTTCACCAAGTCTTCTGCTTAGAATTTTAAATATTATTCTGATTTTATCGCCAATATAAGCAGATCCATAATTTAGATTTTTGGCAATCTCAGGATAAGTATTGTCGTTTAATATTCCCTCGAGAATCTTTCTAGTCAAGCTATCAAGATGTTTTCCGGTCTCGGAAAATACCAAACTATCAACCAACCAGATATATTCTAACTGTTCCCTAGTCACCTATAAAATCTCCCTCCGCATGGTAGATCCCATTATGAATTTTAAAACCTTCAATATTCTCGGTTTCAATATCCGAAAAACTTACCCGTTCACTAACCATCCAGATTAGTAATTTTTCTAAAGTGTCAAAAGCTGGAAGGTGTGGCAGTTCAAGCCTTAATCTATCGGGTGTTCCAAAAGCACCTTTAAAGTGAGTGCTGAATTTAAAGATAGAATAATGGCGATCGCTTACCCCTCTTGATATTTTTTCCACTTCATCGAGTAGGCATCCTAAGTTTTCCATCCTAAGTTTTCCATCCTTTCTTAGCACTGTTGGCATCCGCAAAAGCTATATGATCTCGCGTTACCTGCCACTTGTAACGAGGTCTTAGTCCCTCTCCAATCCTAACACAATCCGAGTCTGTATCAGTCAAAGGAATCGCGCCGTTCTGATATTTAAACAGGGCTTTTGTTACCCAGTTAATATCAGTTAATTGTTGATTTCCCCCGCGCTTTTTTGCTGTCTCAACAACTAATTCCGCGATCTCTGGATAATCTAATTTTAATTTTGCTTTTGCCATTAAGACTCCTGTTCGTTATCTATGGTTTTCTTCATTCCTGAGTTAACAGGTGTTAGTCCCTCTCGCCACGCCAACCATCGGGTTTGCTGGTTTAGTTTGGAGGCGTTATAGTCTTCTAGGGTGATGTTCCAATCCTCAATAGGGGAATAGTTTTAATTTTTTATTATTTTAGATTGGAAAAAGAAATAGCTAATGTATTTTTTATCCCACCATATAAATCATAAAATTCGACAATTATTGATTCATTTGGTTTCATCACTCGATAACTTCTATCAAAATATCCTGAACAATAGTCTGTACCGTAATCTTTTTTACAAATAACACGAAAAGGGATATCTGAAGTGATGTTTAATTGTTGAGGTATATCTAAAGGATTTTTTATTATGTATTGTGTTTTTTTGTTTTTTGATATAAAAACTAGATAATTTCCTGAACGATTAAATATCGTTCTATTTTCATTAGCTAAACATAAATTAGCAAAAGATATGCTCAATAATGTAACAGTCAATAGTGATAAAAACAGTTTTTTCATTATTTTTTCTTGTTTTGTTTTATTGTAATTTTACCATTATTTTACTACATATCAGGTAAAAAGTTTACACTTCTGAAACCATTAATTTCCTTGATTAGTTTTTGACCTAAACCAAAATTTTGCAATTCATCAAATATTAACTCAGTATTTTCAGCATTCAAACCGAATTGAGTTCTGAGTGATGACTTGCGGTAACAGTCACGGGCGGGTATAGGTTCACCCTTAAATATTTCTTTGATAAAATTAAACACCGCTTGAGCTGATGGTGAAAGTGTTTTATCCGGCAATACTTTATTGGCTGTACCATTCCACGAAGGTTTATATTTGGCTTGTAATTCAGATTCAAGGCTTAAACGCTTTTGCTCGTCCCAACCTTTTGTAATATAAAAAGCAACCTTCACAGATAGATTACCAACAGATTCAAGATGTTTCTTGACGTGATGTTCCCAATCACCTCGATTATTCCAACGCCTCCAAAGGTCTTTAGATTGACCTATATAGAGGGGATTTTGATAGCCGTCAACAAATACACAGTATACCCCTGCTTCGTGTTGTGGTAGCCACTGTAAACCACTGGGATAATCAATAGATTGCCATGTGTTGCAATCTAATGGGTTTATTGATTGCAGTACACTAGGAACATCTTTTTCAATCTTAGGGAGTGAAACCGTCTTAACGTCTATGGGTTTGTTTAAAAAATTAGGATTCAATAAACCTTCGGGGGCATTGCCTTTTTTCCTATACTCAACATGATGTTTGTGGGTTGGATGTTCGGCGATTTGATGTTGATTTGATCCACAAACAACAACAGGATAGGGAGCATTTTGGATATATTGAAATTCATGGGTGTCGTGCTTCCATAGATTTTGAATTTCATTCCTAGCACTAGCGCCACAGAGGATTAAAAGGAAATTATTTCTAAACTTACCATCAATCCCTATGGCTTCAGTATTATGAGATTGCATAAAACCGATTAAACAAATATCAAATTTCCTGGCGTTAGAAAGTTTCCGAATCGCATAAGTAAAGGTCTTAACTCTTTTTTCTTTGCTTTGTAATGGTTTGATAATATCTAATTGTGCTAACTCGGACATCGTGTCGTTAATCTCATCTAAACAAATTATTATAGAATGCCCGTCTTTTTCTTTCCGGTTTTCAACTTCTTCAATCAACCAGCACAAAATCTGATAAATTGTTTCAACATCTGATTCAATTCTGGGAAATCCCATCTGTTCCCAAATGGGATTCTTAGAAGCATGAATATCCAAAACAATCACTTCGGCGGGTCTATGTTGAGTCAATTTACCAATCACGAAACCAGCGCCTAGAGATGTTTTTGCGCTCCCAGAATTTCCCCCGATCAATATTCCCGAAGATTCATCTGCTAATTTATCCCAATTATAAAAGTTTAAGGTATTATCAGAGGGAATTTCACAGGGGACGAACGACAATCCATCAGAAGGAATATTATAATTATCTTGATTATATTCTGTAGAAATCTCTCGGTCTAAAACCATTAATTGATTCCGGCGAAGATTCCTTTCATTATCTTCTGGTTGGTTTTGTGGCGATGGTGGTGATGGTGGCAATATTTGATTATGGTTTTTGATTGGCGCGATCGCCTGTTGGCTTTCGTCTAAATATTTAATATCCCTAAACTTTTCTAACTCATATTCCATCCCCAACCGCCGCAGGAATATAGCCTCGGTTTGTTCCTCTAATTTGGCTTGCAACTTAGATGATTTTTCTGCCTGACACCCCATCACCCAACCCGCAACAGATAACACCGCACCAGCAGATGTTCCAACTATCCCTAATTGTGGGTTTTTGTTGATTGCCAAAGGTGAGAGAATTGCCAGACTACAGCCAGCAATGGTTAGACCTATTGACCATGTTGACAGGTGAGGATTTTTTAAATGTTCAGGGGTGTTATTCATTGTTTCCTTGAGGTAGAGAGAAAAATATCCAACATGAAACCGTTATTGTTAATAATAAAATCCACAATAATAATCTTAAGACTATCCAAGATTGTCCTATTCCTAAAGCGTAAAATATGCCAATCAATAAAGATATTGCACCGAATATCAACTCATCAGAATCGGTTGATTGTTGATTCTCTGATAACAAATAAACTGCCACGCCGCCAACAATTGAACCCAGATAAAGACAAATTGATAACACTCTAACCTCTGGATAAGTTAGTGCGAAATGGGACAGTAAAAAGGAACAAGATAAACCTGTTCCAAAGATTGAAAACTTTTTGACTTTCCATAGTTTCATGTTCTGATTGGGGGATGTTTCACCCCCAAATAAATTTACAGTTTCATTGAGTTTTCAATTTTGTCCAACTGCTTCATCATCGCAACAGCCCCCGCATTTTCGTTAGCATAGTTACCAACAGCTTGCATTAAATATACAGCTTGAGTGTCAAGTTGTTTCTGAGTATTCAACTTTTCAGTAAAGCGTTTTAGAGAACCTTCAGCCACACCTTTAACATATTGTTGGTCAGCTTCGTACCATTCAGTCCGTGCTTTATCAACCTTCAATTGAGCTTCAACAATTATCTTTTTATTGGATGCTGCTTTAATCGCATTCTCGGCGATAATCTTAGCTCCCTTAGCCTCATTCTCGGAGGGGTTGACTCGGTCGGGAATGTTGAATTGTTGGTCAAAATCATCGGTTCCTGCATAGCTGCGTTCACGGGTATAGGGGGTGATATCACCTTTTCCGGTAGGGGTCATCACTTTAGAGAAATTAGCACCCGTGCCAGCTTCTTTGATAATGTTTCCGGTTGAAAATCGACTGCGTAACCCGTCTAGTTTAGTTGCCATTGATTTTACTCCACTCATTAAGTAATTGTTTTTTACAACCTTCACCACCTTTAGCTTTTAGGCATTTTTCATACCCTGAAAGATTGGCTACAGCTACAAACTTCTGAAATTCCTCTGTTGGTTTATTTGTTAATCTGACAACTTCAGAAGTTATCAAGCCAACTAACAATAAACTCAACAGAGCCATTGACCAATTGAAAACGTGAAACCCTGTTATCTGGGGGGAGGTCTGGGTTTCAGATTGTTGTAAATACATTTAGTTTGTCTCCAATTTCTGACTGTTTGCATCTAAATACCCCGCTATCGCACCACCAATAAACCCTGCCAGATGACCTTCCCAACTAATCCCTTGCGCAACCGATGGCAGCATTCCGCCGATTAAACCTTGAAATATTACCCAAGTGATTGTTGCACATACCAAATTAGGGAAATCCAACCGGAATATAGCTGACAAAAGGCAAAATCCAAAAAATCCATATATCACCCCGCTTGCTCCTATATGATTTGAACCAGGTTGACCAAAGAACCAAACACCAAAGCCTTCAATTATTGAAATCAGCCAAAAGTTGTAATTAAATTTTCCAGGGGCTTTGAAAATTGTCAAAGTTGCCAATGGCAAATATCCGACTGTGTTCCCTATCAAGTGTTGGGGATCTCCGTGTAGGAATGGCGAGGTTATAATTCCCAACATTCCTATACCTTCCACTCCTGGTCTGATTCCAAAATAATCAAATCCGGGGAAAAACATCTCTAAAGCCCACATTATTCCCAGATAGGTAGCTGCACACTTAAAATCTTTCAACATGGATTTACCAGTCTAAAATTATCGAACCCGGTGTTTGATTTTGTGGTGATTGTGTTTGGCGTTGGTTTGGTAAACTTAGTTTTCCAGAATAGAGGAAAAAAGCCAAGGCAACTAACGCAATACCACCCCAAATTAAATTCTGTTTGTTTTTTTCCATATTTTCCTTTGTTGTTTATCTGTTCGTTTTGAATTGTTCATAATATCGGTTACAAACAATGTTGTTATGGATTGCAACTAACGGGGGAATTGTTAGGTAAATAAAAATTCCAAAAATCATCCATTGGATAATAAATCTATGGTTTATCGTTATCACAAATCCCCCTCTATATAAGCTCGACAAAAGGCTCCGGTATTGTCTGGGGTGCGATTATCGGTAATATCTGCACCCCCTCTCTTTAGGCAAATAAAATAAGTTAAGAACCAAACTACTATCCAAAACATCATTTCTTTGCGTGTGTAAAAATTCCACATTGGTTTCTGTGATGTTTCAATTCTTGTTTAAATCAATAATAAAAACCATCAGTTTCGATTATTGATAATCACAGGTGGGGATGGTTGACTAGGACGTTCAACATACCTTGCACCCCCCATAACAATCGGAGATATAAAAATCAAAAATATAAATCCTAGTGGTATCCACAAGATATCTGAAGACCAACCCCCAGATTTAATGTTTTGATTGGGTTGTTGTTGGCAATTATTAAAAGGTTGTTGCTGGTAGTTTTGACCAGGAGCTTCATAATAGTTGACTTCGATTTTTGGCTTACTCATGATTTTCTCCTTTTAATTATTAAAAAATTAATCGTTTCTGATGTTGTAAACAGTCGGTGCATTTCCTTGAGGAACAGAATAAGCACCTGAAGGCATTGCAGTAGGATTTATTTGTGGTCTTGCTAAAAAGTTTTGCAAAACTAAGCCTCCAACAATTCCTAAAACTAACCACTGCCAACCTTTTAATTTGTCAAAGATATTGTCTTTCATTGTTTCATCCTCTCCTAATAGTTCGTTGATTAATGCTAATTTTTCATAATCTTTATCAGAACAAACTTTCTGAGATAAGATTCTTTTTTTCATCTGTTTAAGCTCAGAAGAACTTAAAGATTGTGTTTTGACTCCCGATGTTGAATCTGTAACCTGGTAATCCTGAATCACCGTATCCGCGTTCTGCAATCTCTGGATTCTGTTGATACTGATGTGGTTCATATTCTTGAGTTTCTTGAGGTAATGTGTACTCGTATTCTTGGGTTACAGTTCTGCGGTTTCGGCATGGACTTTGTGGCATGGTTTCTGTTTGCAAATAAGCATCTTGGTAGGTATACCCTTGGGGTAATTCAGATGCCATAGCTTGACCTGTCACGGATGTGACCAAGCACAAGACAAGGCTTGTGCCAAGTTGTGCCATGTTTTTTACCGGAATCACCGTACCACATGACAGGTTGTCGTGAACCAACGGGAGAAGAATTGTATCCATCATTTTGAGTCCTTTTCAATGAGATTAATAAACTGGTTTCTTGCAGAGAGTAGACTGCAAATCCCGTTAGCATTTGCTTGAATCATCCAGAGGGCTAACCCGCCACCAATACCTGTTCCAATTATCAAGAGTATGATTGTATTTATCATTGATTTCTTGATGTTGTTTGCTGTTTTTACGATAGATGACACCATGATTAAACCCTGATTATTGAACTAACAAATCCCTCCGTGCATAAGAAAAACTACTTCGGGATATTGTTTTTTAATTGGTTTATTTGCCCTCCGGCAATGCAAAGTAACCGAGTACGTTTTCACTTCCGGTAAGTTGAAATCGATCTGCTCTTTCGACCTCTCGAATCTCGGCATCAATAATCATTCCCACCTGATTGAAACAGGTTGTTACTTTTGCAAATTCAAAGCCTTGGGCAAAATGTTCTAAGACTTTATCCTGTAGTTTTTCCGCAGCCAGTTCAACAACCTTGGGGGCTATTTGTTCGGCTAGATTGTCAGCCATTTTGTCGATTGTTTCAGCCATTGATCCAGCCGCGTGTTCGGCTTTTCCGCCCGTTTTCTTTTGCTGTGATTGCAGGTCTTTAACGTACTTTTCAACAGCTTGGGAGACAGATAACGAGTGAGTTTGTTGTATCGCGATGATTGAGGAAAGAATCGCTACCATCCCATTTTGAGGAACATTTGTTGCGTCAAAATGGAAATTTTCTACCAGAGAGGAAATGATTAATCTAGCTCTTTCTGGTTTGACTTTAACCGCAGAGGCGATCGCGTCAAGGTCGTAGTTTTGTTGAGTTTGTGCTGTCATAGTCCTCTTAATTTAATGTCGTTTAAAATCCGTTCACGGGTTCGAGTTCTTGCCCTGTTTTTGTACTCGATTAACTTGCTTGCAGCATCAGCCGAAATCATGCCGTCATTGGGTTGAAAATCAAATTCCTCTGGGCTTAAAACGCCTCGGAGGTCTTGACATAGGGTTCGGAGATAATTAACCGAAACTCCTAAACTCTCGGCTACCTGCTCACGGGTAAAATGGGTAATTTCCTCAATACTTGCGCTCCGCATAAATGATTACAAATCGTTTGGTTTCTGTTTGTTAAGCGAAATGAAACGCTTGACTAACAACAACAATAAACCCCCTACAGAGAGGGGGTCAATGTCATTTCGTCACTGGATGTCATTCTGTCACTAATTACTCATTGTTTGAGCTAACAAAGATAGGTGACGACGGAAAACAACGTATTTAGGAGCGTTGTTATTGGAGTTGTTTTGATGTCTAAAAACCGTTCTCCGGTCGGCTCCTGTCTGAATGCAAATCCAATCAATAGATTTATTGTATTTGCTTACAAATTCCTGAACCGATAGTTCGGTTGATGTTTGATATACCATTGTAATAGCCTCCAAGTTGTGCTTAGTCGTGAACTTGTGGGTGGGATTGATCGGCTGTTATCCGATCAATCCCCTTTAAGTTTAAATTCGTGAATTTCGCCACGCTTCTATGCTTTCCCAACCGATAGGGATCAATGGGATTAAGTTGCTTGGTTTATAGCATTTCTCATGAATCCGTCCAGCCTCTATACTGAATGACCTGGTACTCGGCGGGATCTCTTTTCCACACTCTACACAAACAACAGACTCGGGTTTGTAAGCAGTGGGATTCATTAGGTCTTTAAGCTCCTCTGGAGATGGGGTATATTCGTCGATATCCCATTCATCATCGCTATAGTTATCCATGTTCATTTGACTTGTTTTAAGGTGGGGTTGGGATTGAGGTGAGAGGGGTTGGAGCCTTCTCGCCTCTTTTAGCGTGATTAAAATATTGTACACTGAACAGTAACAATAATGGAACAATATGGCAAGCGACAAGAAAAACAGAATTAACTCAACGCTCCCGGAATTCCATCGGAAATGGTTAAAGGTATGGGCTTTCCTGAAGTGCACCACGCCGACCGCATTGGCTGGCAATATTCTCCAGGCTAGGATCGAAGCTAACCTAGACTTGATTAGTCGGATGTTAGCAGAAAGGTCTGAAGATTTGGGGATATCTTCAGACGAGTTAATCAATCGGATTTTGGATGAATAGCTAAAACAAACTTAATTGACCCTCACTAGCAACCGCTTTACGTTTTGGATTGTTCCACGATTCCCCACGACTGTTGACACAGTTTCGCCAGTCGGGATAGGTTCTGAATGGTTGTTTCAGAGCCACAAATTTCGGAACGAGTTTCAATTCCTCAAGCCAGATTTTATAAGGGGAATATTCTCTGGCTCCGAATGGATACCGCGCATTGACATATTCCCGTGCGTCTTGTGGGTTAATTTCTTGACCGAGGCAAGCGCATTGTGCTTCATATTCAAGGAGGGAGTTTGCAATCTTTGATATTGAACAATCGCGCCAAGACATTGATTTTTTCATTACTTAACAAGTGTGGGACTAAAATCAACCTCACAATCCAAGTCCCAAAATAGATTGGCAGAGGTTCTATATAGGCAAAAAACACGGTCACTCTCAAGATCAATTAAGTAACATTCTTGCCTTTTGTCTTCCTGGTTCCAATGTTCGCCCGTTGATTGGCAGTCATTGGGGTCAATTAATTGACTTTCTAATTTGCGACGATCCTCTATTCTTAACATCCGAGAATCAAACCCTCGTTTTTCAACAGATGACAGCCAATTGTATAATCGTCGAGACCCAGTAACTTTAATCATTTAATTACCCTCCGAACTAGGATAGTTAAGCCAATACCAAAACGTGATTAATTGATAGTTGGCTGGGTTTCTGTGGCGGATAATATTACGCCATAGTCTGAAGTTAGTCTTGTAGTCATGTGACCCGTCGCGCCATAAGTTAATTAGATTCATGCTGTCCTTTACTTTCTAGGGTTTAGCGATCGCCTATAAATTGCCATCGCTCTAATGTGGTTTGGATCATTGATATTTTCATGACACTGAATCCAATTTCTTATCAGCGTCAAATTGTACAAATATCCCGCCCGATTCCCGCCAGGGCGTTTGTAATAATGAATTTTGTCAATCCATTTTTTACGATAATGTTTGACGGAATCGGCACTCCTCAGTCCCAAGAGTTGGGCGGCTTCCGTCTTGGAGCCAAATTCGTAGGCTGCAATCATAAACCTTGAATCCTTAACTGAATAGGAACCTCGTTAATCTCCAACAATCCTTTTTTAGAAAGTTTTGCCAATTCAACCTGAACATCTTGCACGTCGAATTTAATTTCTTTTTCCTTCCCCAATGGAGTTACGCCAGAACAGTCAAGTATTGTGATTAGATTTTCTGGTGTAACTTCTAAATCTTTATTGCAGCCATAAAGAAGACGAAGCATATAGAGAATGTAGACAGATTTGTTTATTCCCCCTGCTATTAAATCCGATTGCAAATTATAAACAGATTGGACTAATTTACCCTGTTCATTCATCACTGTCCCCATATTTTTCTCTGGGAATTGGACAATATTTTCTTCCGTCGCCTCTGCATTTCCTAGCGAATACTCTCCCACAAACATGGTTTTCCTCCTATTTAGTAAATGCAATCTTGGCATCCCAGAGGGTTTGAAGCCACTGGTTTTGAGTTGGCATTAAGTGTTCGTTATTTTTGAATGGATAGGGGAATATTCTCCTTGCTATTTTAGACGCTAGGATCGCGTCTTTTTTAGAGTGAAAATACCCTGGGAAACATCGCCCCGATGCCAAGTGAGTGACACCCCAATAATCGTCATCAAGTCGGTTAACGGCTAACCATTTACGGACTGTTGCCTTTATTTTCCAGCGCCCATAAATAGTATGGGTTACAATCGTTTTTCTCATGACTCAACCCTTGTTCTTGTGATAACTGAAACGGGAACTCCGTCCCAATCTTCCTGGATATAGTATCTACCAGTGCCAGATTTGTTCATTTCCTCGCACTTTTTCCGAGCTTGATTAAATCTCGGATAAGACGCGATAATAACGCCTTTTCCTAGTTCCCAAATCGCGTAGCCCTTCTGTTTACTCATTACCTTTCTGTATTCGTCTTAGTGTTAATTTGGCATATTCAATGGCAAAAAATATGCCCCCCTCATACTGTTCTATGAGGTGTTCTGCAAACTCCTGATTTAGAGTTGGCAATTTGCAAAACAATTGTTGATAAATTTCCTCCGGTTGTGAGGTTTTTTTTGCTGACCGGAATGATGGGGCGACCCTACCGTAATCGGCAGGGAGTTCCCCGACTCGCTTCCACTGGAAAAGCGTGGCTCTCCCTATCCCAAGATTTCGAGATATCTCCGTCAGGCTTTTGCCCGACTTAATAGCTTCGTAAGCTATTTTCCTAATTTCTGGAGAATAACGCTTCGTACTTGACATCTGGTTTCTGGTTAATGGTTATTGGGTTAAAAAAAGGGTGTAACTAGAGGGCTTTCCACCCCAGGAGATTCTTACTTACAAACACAATTAAATGATCTTTGTCTGGACATCACCTCCTTTCTGTCTTAAATTTATTCAACACTCTGAAATATAGGTATAAGCATCATTTTGAAACTGCTCATTTTCCCGCAAAGATTGATGGTACTCTCCCATCTTTTTCAATGCGTGACCAAAATGTTTTAATGTCCCTCCCTCAAGTTTTATTAAATAAGATCCATTGTTGTTGAAATAATTAGGAAATCTCGATGAAATTGGACTATACCAATACAAATACATTTCATCATCTCCAATGAGCAGACCGATGTCACCTTGAAACATTTTTTCATCTTCATCAGAAAAGTCTTCAACCTTTTCTAATGTTTCGGATTTGATCGTGTGACACAAAAACGTAACGTCCGATACTATACTTGTGTCAATCTCTATGTCTAAAATGCCTGTTGTGGCTTCTAATGTCAGGTTGCTTCCCTGACTTAATAAATTTATTAAAACCTGTAATTGTGGTGTTAGCATACATCTCCAAGTGATAAAACATAAACTTCTGTCCCTTGTTCAATTGTTCCTTCGCTCCATTCAGGCTTGGGGATTCCCTTAGAGATTCCCAACAATTCAACAGTTATCGAGGGGACGCTGTTGCCGTATCCGTTGGTAAATCGGATATGGGTTAGTGGCTTATGAAATCGGGTTGTATAGTATGGCTTAATTTCTCGATATTCTTCCTTTTTTTCGCCGGAAGCTATCATGTCAAACCACTTTTTCTTAATGGCTAAGGTTAATATTGTCATAACCCTTTTCCTGCTCTCATTAACTCGTTAATCCATTTAGTTCGTAGGCGTTTTGCCTCTTTCTCGTTGTCGCAGGGCGGTTGGTATTGACTAGAAAGAACAGTGTTTTCTCTTAATAGAAACCACTCGGTTCCCGTTAACCACCAATCCCCCTCTCTTGTTCCCCAAAGTTCGACACCTTCTGGCATCGCGCAATAATCCTTGTCGTAATTTGAAGCTATTATTCGGACTTCTGATGCGTTCATATGTCATAGCTGTAGAGTTTTGAATTGGGGGAATTTCACCCCCAGGAGTTGTTTAGAAATCAATACCCGCAGCCGCCAATGCCTCTAAGTCACTAACAGGGGGTAATGCTGCCATAATTTGATCGGGTTGGATCAATGGGCGTTTAGGCTGTAACCCTTGCCAGGTAAATTCTTTAGCCCGTGCATTGTACCCAACAAAATAGTTTTTCCAGGTTTCTAATGTTGGGTTTTCAAATCCTGCAACTTTACAAGCGGGGGATTTTGTTTCATCGCCTGCCATCTCGCGTTTAACCTCAAAAGCAAAAACGCATAAACTCTTGAATGTCATCGCTTTTTCACTAGCAGGAATTTGGTTTTCAATAGCATGACAAGATGTAATTGCCGTTATGAATTTTCCCCATTCAACAGAAAAGGTCGCTTGAGCAGCACCAGTAAGTTTTAGGCTCAAGGGAATTTGGTGCAGAGGAATGTTTTTTGCATCCAAAAGAAATACATCAAACGCTTGAAAATTAGTGAAGTCTTTATTAGCTTTATGGATATTTTTTTTATAATATCCATCAAAAACATTCGTTTGCTGTTCTTTTGTCGCAGTTTTATTGAGTGCCAAAACCGGAGTCCGAGGACACACTAACATCCGCATCTTTTTAAACGACAAACCTTGTTCAGTCTCACCGCTTGCAAAAACATATTCAATTAAATCTTTTTTGTCAAAATTATTCCATCCGGCTTTTGCGGCTTGGTTAATTTCGATAAAATACCCGCACTGTTTGGGGTCTTCTCCGCGTAAGGCTTGAATCCGGGGAAGCCGTGCATTAGGGTCTAAATATTCCTCGGATGCAAATTCATCGCGTTGAACTTGCATTAATTGATCTTGGTCAACATGGTCAATAGTTGAAGTCATTGTTTTAACTTGATTTCTGTGGGTTTATTCGGGCTTAATCGCACCGCCCCAACGCCTCACAATCGCACTATGAAGCGTAAGGGAAAAACGATTACTGATTACGCTCTTTGTACATATCAAAAGGATAAAAGTCGTCATCCGGCATTTCGGGAAAGAAGCCGTCGCTACCATCGGCAAATAGAATAATTCCCCCTGAGTTGTTGGGGTTCTTGATAAAAATGTCCCCTTCTGGATTTGAGAAATAATCCAGACTTAAACTAGATCCACGATCAGATCCAATCTCATAGGCTCTATCTAAATTTTTTCTGTCCATGTTAGTTTTCTCCAAGAATCGAATTAATTAATTCGTTAAACTCATTCATCGTTCCACGGGGAACCTGTGAGATGACTAAAGGAATTAGCTTGTCGTCAATCTCCACACATCGGGCATTTGTTTCCTGTTTATGAAAAGGAATCGAATCCCTTTCTTGAATTAATCTGGCAAATTCTTCAGCTAACTGCTTAACATCCACATCCATTACGCCACCTCCTCGTCAACCCAAGACTGTTCAACCAAAGCATCAACAGCCAACTGAAAACTCCCATGTCGGGATTGGGAATATTGAAACCCTTTCCCGTGTACCAACATCTCAGAAACCGCATAATAATCAGATTTGTAGTTCACTACATAGCCCAGTTTGCAGCCGGTTTCATAGATGGCTGTACCTTTTGATTTTGCTAAGGAAACAATCATTTCTTGAGTTGGTTGATTCGCGTCGATTAATTCCCGTTTTTGGGAACAGATTAGCTCCCAATAGAATGAGAACTGATCCGCACCAATCAGAATCGCGCCACCATCTGCTAACACAAATTTCAAGATGTCGTGATTGGTAAAGATACCTGTTATCTGTTCGGGCGTGGGATTGATTTGTCCGAATGTATCCCAAGCAATGACTTGGGCAGCGATGGTCTTGTCTAGTGCTAACGCCATGATTTCCCCTGAAATCAGAGGGGCGGGCGCTGTCTGAACTTGACTTGTTTGGACGGTTGTTGCTATCATGGTTTAGTTGGGTTTTGACCCGTAAGGCGGTTGGCACTGATGTTGTAGTCGGGTGCTGACCGCTTTTGGCTTTGTACCTACAATCTTATAGTAATCTAATTACTATGTCAAGGGGTTTCGGAAAAATTCTTGTTACTACACAAAAAGAAGTTTAGGTATTGGCGGCAAGGCTTGTACAGAAAGGCATTTAGCTTATGCGGTTACAATCGACAATCACTCTCATCGCTTCTGACTAAAGGACTTGATTGTCACGGTAGGGAACAGGTCTCGGATATCAGCACCGAGGGTCTTTAAAACAAAATCCAATCTTTCACGACTAACAGATGCAACTTTTCCCTGTTCCCATTTGAGGATTGTGTCAAAGGAAACCGTTGGCTCCGTAAGGGTTGCAAGTTTTTTTTGCGATATGTTTTTGGCATTTCTTACATCTTGCAATCTAGTCCCAACGTCCTTATCCCAAGCAATTTGGACAATACAGTTATATGGAATCATAATCTCCTCTTCTTGATCTTTCGGTATAGTATTGACATTACTACCTTTTTGTTCTAACATAGCAATATTGTAGGAATCTGGCAAGACCAAATCACCAGATTCCTGCACCCCCTGAAACAACAAGCCTTGGATCGGCTTTGTAAATCGTAAGGGAAAAACACGGAAAGGAAAAATGCCTATGGGATGAAATTGAACGGGCAGATTGTAGAACACCTAAATACCAGAGGGAAGATTCAAGCATTCCCTTTGGTTTCCTAAATAATGAAATGAAAAAAATAGCGATAGCGATTGCGATTGCGATTTTTGCAGTCATAAATTGTTTATTAATTTTCTGTGATGATTCGCAGAAAATCGGGGAAAATTCCCCGTCGGAAGAGCAACCCAAACGGGGAGATGGTCGAAGAAGCTGATCATCATTTTCCCTAAAAATTTTGAGGAAAATATGAAGATTTCAATTTCAGAAGAATTGGATGACATTGGAATGTCGCCCGAAGCATTCAGAGTTTATTTCAATATTATTTGCCACGTCATTCAACAGGATGCGTTTCCAACCGTCGATCAGATAACGGCGAAATGTTTTTCCAGACGACGCGCGTCTGGAAAAACGCAGGCAAGGCTTGCGTTGCGCGAGCTAATTAAGCTCGGTTTAATTAGCGGTGATATCGAAACGGAAAACTATACCTTAGTTCATCCCAGTAAGTGGGAAGTGGGGGCTGTATGAAACCATCTATTCTAGCCGCCTTTGCAGAAGCCGTCCCCTATATCCCCGGACTCAGACAGCAAACAGGGAGCGTAGTAGCCACGATTCTTATGATGCAACTTGAGTATCGTTTCGCAAAGTATCCAGACGGGTTTTATAAGTTTTTAGAACCCCCTCAAAACGGACATCAGGACTACAAGATTGGGGATAGTTGGGTTGAGGAACTCGCTTTTTCTAAAGAAGAATTTAGGACTGGGTTTGACAAGATTGGAGTCCGTTACAACTCCAAAACCCAGTATGACGAAGCAAAATCTAGCGGATCGGAATTTGGTTGTAATTACTACTGTTCTTACGTTGACCGGAGGTCGGGGTTAACTTTCTACTTTCGGAATCACAGCAAGGTAGATGAGCTAATTTCCGATATCGAACCCAGGCAAAAATCAGTAGGTTTTCGCCCACGGAAAACTAGACCCCAAATGGTAGATCCCAATCTACAGGAAATCGGGAATCCCAATTTACTGAATATGGTAAATCCCAATTTACCATCATCGGGAATCCCAATTTACCAGAGTGGTGAATCCCAATTTCCTATTCCTTATATAGATATTTCAGAAAAGACTTCAGAAAAGACTCCAGAAAATACCCCCCTTACCCCCCAAGGGGAATCGGAGGAGGGGGGGATTCAGAACGAAGCCGTTTTGATTTCAAACGAAGACCAGGGGAAAGAGCTTACCGAGGACTCTGCTACACAGCAAAGTCAAAAAGAGAATCACCGACCTGAACAAAATCTTAATCCGGTGATCAGACATTCCGCCGCCGTCGAGTCCGATCCTCGATTTCTACCAACGGACGCAACAGCAGACAATATGAAAACTTGGAACGCAATTGTGGCGACCGGAGCCATGAGAGGTGAGCGATCGCCCGACCCTGAGTTTTTGGAATATTACAGGGGGCTATTAAGCAAATGCACTCATTACAGGGGCAAAGACTGTAATTCAAACCATGCCAAATCTTCCCTTGCTCAGAAATGGAAATCCGAGCCACTAAAAATCCTTGCCGATGCCGAGTCGTGGTTGAAATCAAAAGCCAAGTTTAGCGGTGGCAAATCAACCCAGACCCGCAATATCAGCGAACTTTCTAGGGATGAACGCCTCGCCATCCTGAGAGCCAAACGCGAACAAAAAGGAGCCTAACCATGACCGAGCTTAACGATGAAATCTTTGATCAGGGAATTGAAAACCTGAAAGAAAATTTTTCCGACGCGATTTTCACCGAACTCAAATATGAAATTTGGTTCGACAAACTCTCTCAGGAGTTATCAGCTGAAGAATTTGAGACTGCAATCCGTGAGGCAATTTTCAACCTTAGCAAGTGTCCCACGGGAAAAGAGCTTGTAAGCCTCGTTAAAGAATCCGAACGTGAGTTAGTAAGTAACTGTTGGTCAAGATGCCTAGAATCGCTTGCTAAACGCCTCCCGTTGAATAATTTAGACGATGCGAGTCAATATGCAATCGTTCAACTCGGAGGGATGTCTCACCTTGGGTCGATTGAAAGTACCCAACTCAACTACCTGAGCAACGATTTCAAGACTCATTGGCAAGCCTACCGAAAAGCCCCGCGAGAATTTGAGCGTCCCACGCAGGTCATCCCCCGTGAGCAAATCGAGTTCAAGCCCAATGGACTCAAGCCACAGATTTCAGAGGAACAGAAGTTAAAAAATCAGGAATTTCTAAATAACCTGATCGCCACAAAAATGAATAAAAACTTAAATGGAGCGAAATAATGGAAACAATAATCATGCAAAACGTTGAGGCAGAACAAGCCGTTTTGGGAGCGATTCTCTTAGACCCCGAAGCTATGGGGCGAGTTGCAGACTCGCTAACTGCTAAATCTTTTTCCCTGCGATCGCATCAAACAATCTACAAAGCAGCTTTAGCATTACATTCCGAGGGAATAACCACGGATTTAATGACCGTCACTACCTGGTTATCCGATCAGAAATTACTTGAGAAAGCCGGGGGACAATTAGGATTAACCCAATTATTAGACCGCACAGTTTCAGCAGTTAACATTGATCAATACGGGCTGTTAATTGCCGATAAGCAAACTCGAAGAAACCTAATTGAATCTGCCCATAAAATTATTGAATTGGCAGAAGATACCAGTCAACCTTTAGAGACAATTCTCCAAAAGTCAGAGGAACAAATTGCTAATATTTCCCAATCAAAATCACAACAGGATTTAGTTTCGATTGGTGAAACTTTAATTGATACCTTTCAAGAAATTGAAGACCGGAGCGAAAGCAAGATTCCCCCCGGTGTCCCCTCTGGATTTTATGACCTCGATGCTATGACTGGAGGATTCCAACACACCGACTTAATTATTGTGGCAGGAAGACCTGCAATGGGCAAATCGAGTTTGGCTTTAAATTTTGGATATAACATTGCCAAAAAAGGGTTACCTGTTGCAGTCTTCAGTTTAGAAATGTCCAAAGGTCAATTAGTCCAAAGACTATTATCGAGCGAAACCAAAATTGAAAGTACCCGCATTCGTTCAGGAAACATTCAGCAAGAGGAATGGGAACCTTTGACAACCGCAATTAGTTCCTTAGCAGAATTACCGATTTTTATTGACGACACCTCGAATATTACCATCACCGAAATGCGTTCTGAAGCTCGAAGATTGCAAGCCGATAACGATGGAAAGTTAGGCTTAATTCTAATAGATTATCTGCAATTAATGGACGGAGGAAGTGATAATCGGGTGCAAGAATTGTCAAGAATTACACGGGGATTAAAGGGAATGGCAAAAGATTTAAACGTTCCTGTAGTTGTCCTGTCTCAGTTGAGTCGTAGCGTCGAACAGCGCACCAATAAACGCCCAATGCTTTCAGACTTGAGAGAATCGGGCTCAATTGAACAAGACGCGGACTTAGTAATGATGATCTATCGAGATGATTATTATAATCCCAACACTTCGGACGAGGGAATTGCAGAGTTAATTTTAGCCAAACATCGCAACGGCCCCACCGGAACGGTCAAGTTATTATTTGATTCTCAATTTACCCAATTTAAAAATTTAGCGAGGTCTAACTAGGAGAGTTAAATGGAAAATTCAACAAAACGAGATGAGTTGATTGCATTTCTTGAATTCCATGTACCACTACAACTTTATGAATTAAAATTGCGCGAACTCGAGCCAGGGACATCCAGATTTAACAAAGAGTTGCGCGAGTGTGGTCAGGTAGTTTCCGAAAAAGGTGACACCATTCTTTTTCACACCAAAGAAACAGCGAAAAACGTTGTTAAATTATCCAAAGCAATAGCAATGTTACTACTAATAAACAAGGAAGTAACAGTTTTCGGTACAACCTTTAAACTCTGACGACTAATGGATAGACTTGGTTGGGAAGACTTAGGAAGTATTATCAATTGGTTTTACGAACAACAGAGACAAGGTAAAACTTCCTTTAAAGTTCAAGAAATGCGCGATAAGTTTAATTTGAATATTCCAAACGCAAATACCCGAATAAAACGGTTTCTTAAGTTTGGAATCATTAAACCACTAACTTATGGCAGATACGAAATCGAACCACTGTCAGAAGAAAGAATCCAGGAGATTAAAGACAAAATCATCCCCCCTAATCCCATTTTTAAAACCTATTATTTCAGAGGAAGACAACATACCGTCGAATGGATTTACAAAAACCAAAACCCCCCGATGACCCTCCAATATTTTGCTCAAAGACTTCAACGGGGGTGGTCATTAAAGAAAGCATTAGAAACACCGACCCGAAAATACAGAGGTTAATTAACGTCATGACCGCAGCAACCAAGAAGATATTTGAAAGACTTTTAAAAGTCGGTGACTGGGTAGAAATTGACCCTCACAAACACCGCCCAAACTATTTAATTAAGGGAACAGCTTGGCGGGTTGAGGGATTTAATTCAATAAAACAAACCTGTCAAATAACTAACGAAAAAACAGGGAATTTACATAGATCGGAAACCCTAGATTTTGAGGAAGTTTCCGATTCAAGCCCATTCAAAAAAACAGATATTGTTCAACTTAAAAGCGACCCTCGATATATTGGGCGGATTGTTAATTGTCGAAGAAATAAAATAACAATTGAATGGGCATGGGGTGGAGTCCGAGAATCCCTAGACTCGGACAAAATAAAGTTATTTGTTCGGATGGTCATGGGGGAACAAATATTGTTGGGTGATTATGCTTTTAAAGAAGGCGATCGCGTTCACACCAGTGATAAGAATTTTGGCAATGTGATTCTAACTGTTCGGGAGTGTTTACCTTCTGGGATGGTGGTTTTAAGTTCATCAAATGATCCTAACTTATTACTCCCCGGCTGTGGCTTAACGATTGTTGAGGAGGATTTCTAATGCCAACATTCGCAACATTATTCATGGGCGGAGGCGGTGCAGATTTGGGGTTAGAGGCCGCAGGGTTTAAGTCTTTATGGGGAATTGAAAGAGATCCTAAAATTGCAGAAGTAGCACGATTAAATTTCCCAAATACCAAAGTATTTAATTCTTGCGCAGGAGACATAAACCCCCGCAGTCTTCCCTATGTTGACCTGCTTTGGATGAGTCCCCCGTGCCAACAGTATTCAAACGCTAGACGGGGTAATTTAGGTGATCACAAAGACAAGGACGCGGGGCTGTACTGTAGCAGTTATATCGCAGCGATTGATCCTCAATGGGTAGTTTTAGAAAACGTCCCAGGATATTCAAAATCACCTGTATTCGAGAAGATTCTACAATCCTTAATTCGCTACGGATATCGCTACCATTGGTTGATTCTTGACGCGGCGGATTATGGGGTTCCACAGAACCGGAAACGATTAATCATGTGGGCGGTCAAAAACTCAGAACCCCTCCCATATTTTCCCGAATCAAAGCCTAGAAAGGGATGGTATCAAGCTATTAGTGATTTAATCCCTGAGATGAGTGATTGTGAGCTTGCAGACTGGCAGATTAAGCGACTGAATGAATTGGGTTATTTGCCAGAAAAAGCCTTGATTGATATTAGTAAGAATCGACATAAACCAGCTACGGCCAGAGATGGGAACGATCCGAGTTTTACCCTATTAACCGATCATAGTGGCTACCATTCACCCGTTTTATTAGTCCCCCGTGCAGGCGCTTGTATCAAAAATATCCTCCCAACCCCCTCGGACAAACCCTGCCCAACAATTCGAGCTATGGCATCGGGGCGGCATACCCACTGGGCGGACATCATGGAGGGAAGTCAAGTTAAACGAATTAGTCAGAAAGCGACGGCACGGCTCCAGACTTTCCCCGACTCCTATCAATTCCCAGAATCCAAAACTTTAAGCCAACAAATAATAGGAAACGCCGTGCCTCCGTTATTGGCTAAAGAATTAGGTCTGGCAATCTTAAAATCAATTAACTAACCATGAAAACATTAACTAAAGCCAAAACCAAACCCGCTAAAAAAGGATTTCAACCCGCCCAAAAAATTCATGCCAACGACCTCCACACATTCTCTTGTGAGTGTCTCTGGTATGATGCTGCCACCGACGAGGAACTCCTGACCGAATTGTGGACGATCAAACTCGACAAACGGCGATTCAGAACAGATGTCCGGCAGGCAATTGTTACGGGGTTGATCTATTGTTTCTTGGAAACCCCCGAAGCAGCAGAGCGACATATTAACCGAGTATTTTTTTGGAATAATAAATCAAGGGCTTATGAGCCATTGGGGGCGGTGTCAGACTTGCCGATGGACGGATCTAGTCCGGTTGATTTTGAAGCCGATCCGGTGGTGGCTTATGAGCGACTCAAGGATTTGTGCGTTGATATCGAGATTAGTAAGGTTGACGATTGCTTTTGCTCTTGACCTTTTAAAAATACACAAATAAACTTGTTTTTTTTACGTTATTTGTGTATAATGAAAACAGTCAAGAATCAAAATTTACCAATGTAGTTTGTTGGTAAATAGTTAACCAGTCTAAGCTCTTTACTGAGCTACGTTATTGGGAAGTGTTTAAGTTCATACCTTGGGATGCGTTGCCAGTTCCAAGCTCTATAACTAAGTGATTAAACAGATGTACAGCAATTAAGTCAGTGTCACTTAGATAGTACCGCCCAATAACATTGACGAGGCACACATTACCCGATTTATCGGAGGCTCGAAAGAGTTATTTTTAAATGTCTAAAGTCTTTGTGATGGATACCGAAAAGCGTCCATTAAATCCAATCTCACCCGCAAAAGCTAGGATTCTTTTAACTCAAAAGAAAGCCGCAGTTTTTCGGCATCAACCTTTTACAATCATCCTAAAATATGCTGTCAAATCTTCAACTGAAGACTTGAGGCTAAAGATAGATCCTGGCTCTAAATTTACTGGCATTGCCTTGGTAAACGACGGCACGGGTGAAGTTGTTTGGGGTGCTGATATTCAACATCGTGGCATGGTGATCAAGAATGCACTGGAATCCCGACGCAGTTTAAGAAGGGGTCGCCGAGGTAGAAAAACCAGATACCGCCAACCCCGTTTTCTTAATCGCACACGGGTTAAGGGTTGGTTAGCTCCGAGTCTAATGTCACGGGTTGAAAATGTGATCACTTGGGTTAATCGGTTAAGAAAGTTAGCTCCGATTTCTGCGATATCTCAAGAATTGGTACGGTTCGACACTCAAATTATGGAGAATCCAGAAGTTTCCGGTGTCGAGTATCAGCAAGGGGAGTTAGCGGGGTATGAAGTTCGGGAATACCTTTTGGAGAAGTTTGACCGTCAATGCGTTTACTGTGGCGCTGTTGATACCAGATTAGAGATTGAACACTTGATACCCAGATCCAAAGGGGGGAGTAATCGGGTTTCTAATTTGGCGATCGCTTGCCATAAATGCAATCAAAAAAAGGGTGCTAAGGACATTAAAGATTTCCTTTCTAAAAAGAAGGAATTGCTTAATAAAATCCTGAAACGGGTTAAAGCCCCTCTCAAAGATGCAGCCGCCGTTAACTCTACTCGGTGGTGCTTGTACAAACGATTGAAGGAGACTGGCTTACCTGTAGAAGTTGGGACGGGGGGACGGACTAAGTTTAACCGATGCCGTCAAAAATTCCCTAAAGCTCACTGGATTGACGCGGCTTGCGTTGGTGCTTCTACTCCCGAAAATCTGATTATTAAGGATGTTAAACCTTTATTAATATCAGCTAAAGGGCATGGGGTAAGGCAACGGGTCACAACCGATAAGTATGGCTTTCCTAAATGCCATAAAGCAAGAATTAAGAGTTTTATAGGGTATAAAACAGGGGATTATGTTAAGGCTGTGATTCCATCTGGAAAGAATAAGGGAACCCATTATGGTCGAATTGCGATCCGGCAACGTCCGAGTTTTACATTGGATAAGATGGACGTTCACCCAAAATGCCTGAGCCTACTTCAGAAATCAGATGGTTATGCCTATTCAAGCCTCGAACCATTGCTAGTAAGTAGTTCTAGTTAATTTATTATCAAATCAGTTAATGATTGTATTGGTTCTTGACTGACTTGATACACCGAGATCATTTCATCCTATTACTCGGATTTTGGTTAATGATTGTATTGGTTCTTGACTGACTTGATACATTGCCAGGTAGTATCTGTTATTCTGGTTAATAGGTGAGGTTAATGATTGTATTGGTTCTTGACTGACTTGATACGGCGAAATTATGGAACTGGACAAAGCCGAACAACGGTTAATGATTGTATTGGTTCTTGACTGACTTGATACAATATTGATATTTCACCCGTTACTGCTGAAGTTATAGTTAATGATTGTATTGGTTCTTGACTGACTTGATACTAGACGCTTCTGATGGATTGAACGCTGCACTACCAGTTAATGATTGTATTGGTTCTTGACTGACTTGATACTTGTGTCAGGTAGTCTTATCAGATAACGTGCCTAGAGTTAATGATTGTATTGGTTCTTGACTGACTTGATACGGTCAACAGGGGTAAATTTGAATTGGGGATATTGAGTTAATGATTGTATTGGTTCTTGACTGACTTGATACAAACTTCCCCAATCTTGATAATCTTTCCAGTCAAGTTAATGATTGTATTGGTTCTTGACTGACTTGATACCTTCATCTATTAATTTCTGCCGTTCTTCTACCCAGAGTTAATGATTGTATTGGTTCTTGACTGACTTGATACAATGGAAAATACAAGCTATTAGAATCCGAGCCTAAAAGTTAATGATTGTATTGGTTCTTGACTGACTTGATACAAACTGAAATTGAGAAGGTTAGGGGGGAAGTTTTGGAGGTTAATGATTGTATTGGTTCTTGACTGACTTGATACGACAATCCCCCCAATTTTTCTGCTAATTCGTGGGCTGTGTTAATGATTGTATTGGTTCTTGACTGACTTGATACCTCGCAGCAAACGAATTACCCCAAAGTTCGGACTATACAAGTTAATGATTGTATTGGTTCTTGACTGACTTGATACTATTCGATATTGGATCAACAGTTAACAATTGTCTTGCTTCTTGACTAATTTGATACTCAAGATGGGATGATCACCCATTATTGTTGATCCAATATCTGACCAATTCCGAGAGGGATAGATTTCTTGAGGATGCGATCGCCTCTAGCCTTTCCCTCTCGACTTCTGAAAGCATTACCAGAATAGCCTTTTGGCGTTTCTCGGCTTTTTTCCATTTACCCCTTGACATATTTTTAAATTTTATATATGATTTAAGAATAACAAATTTACAGGGTCGCCGCCAAATCGGGCTGAATATGAAAAACTCCACAATCTCCACCGCTAAAGAAATTTCCAAAAGAATCAATCAATTAAATAATTTGATTGCAAAATTCCCCCGCGTCCGAAGCCTAATTCGGAAGTGGGCTTTTGAATTGACTATTCTTGAGGGGCGGTTAGAAGCCCTGAAAGCGGTGGCGGTTGTGGAGACTCCAAAGCAGTTAACTATTTGGGATATGCCACAAAAAATTGACTGGTTTTTTCCTCCCCTTGTGGGGTCGGAAAAGCAAATTCAGTGGGCGGATAAACTCCGCCGTGATTTTGCTGAATATTATTCTTCTCTGGGTGGCGAACCTGGAGGTGGCGAAATCAAAATCAAGAAAGCGGTAGGCATTGCAGTTTCAGCCAAGTTCTGGATCGAAAACCGCGATTTTTGCGAAAAAATATCTTGGGAAAATATGACCAAGGTTTTGAGGGAATTGGCTGCCTTGGTTAACGAATGCCAACCTTGGTATAGCGATTCCGATCAGTCGGAATTTAAACAAATTCTGAAAGATAAAAAATCAATCCTCAGATTATTGAGGATTGACAAAGCAGGGATCGTCGCCTGTTGCAATCAACAGAGTCAAAACAGACGCTTCAATGGATAATTTATGGGCTGGGTGCGATGCCTTAAATCCGCGCAAAAGTTAACGATATAAAGGTAGGAAAAATGAATAAAAAATTGGTTGATTTGATTAAAATTATGCCTAATCCTAAAGCTACTTGGTTAGCTCTGGAAATGGGATTGCTAAATGATTCGGATGATAAATTTATTTTAGGGGGCGCGATATTAGAAACCGTCCCCGAAAACAAGCGAGGCAATCCAAAAATTATTTCTGCGATATATGAAATCGCAGAGATAGCCTTAGAGCGTTATCAAAGCATTTACAAAGGATTGCCCTCAGAATGGAATAATCATCGCTTACAAGTCAGAAAGTCAGTGTTTGGATGGTTATTATGACTCAAAAACTTTTACACGCCCGTTACTGGAAGGCGGACGGTACCGGAGAAAACCGAACATCCTACGACCCCCACGGATTCGGGTTAAAAACCCTAGAAACTATGGATGCCCTGATCAATAGCTTAGGCTTAAAACAAGTTGAGGGAGTGTCTTTGAATGGGGTTCTCGTCAATCATCACAAAGGCAAGCTCGCAGATATTGGGCATCAGGTTCACATCGCGGCAACCGCCGAACAGTGGGAAGCTGCGAAACAATATTGGGAATCAGGGGCTTTTGATTAAGAAGTTAAAACCATTGGGACAAAAAACATGAACGCACTAACATTGAAAGACTTGGTATCTCAAACCGATAATTTTGAACCCGAAGCTATTGAATTGGTATTAAATCGCGTTGATGAATTTGACGCTTTGGGTTTTGGTATTGACGTTGTTGATTGGGAAGTCATAGGTACTGGCAACAGTAAACAGGTCGGAGTCTTATTTGATATGAAAAATGACCGCTATGGCTACTACACCGATAATGGTCAAACCGTCTTGGTTAAGCTAGATAAAACCTATACAGAATTATCTGATTGGGGGAACTGTTGGGATGATTGCCCTGAAGTCTTGAAAAATTGGGATTAATTGATCAACAATTGGGATCTCAACTACCCAAACACCCAAAAACCCCGCGATAAAAGGGTTTGACTACATTGAATATACCTTGGGGTGGTAGGGGTCGCAGGTTCAAATCCTGTCGCTCCGATAGACGCAAAAGCCAGATTCTATAAAGGGTCTGGCTTTTTCCCGTCTGATGGTTGATAATCTTCTATTAGACAAGATTAGACAAAATTAGACAAGATTAGCCTGATTATTGATCATCAATTGTGACTCAGAAGAAAGCACCCAAGGGAAGCGTACAGGTCAAAACTACCATCAGTTCGGCGGGGGTGGGGTGGCTCCGGCTGGTTTGGAGTCACCAGGGCAAAAGATATTTTTTGAGCTTAGGATTGGAGGATAACCCCCTAAATCAGATGGTGGCTCAAAGACTCGCGCTACAGATTCAGGGTGACTGCGCCACGGGAAACTTCGATAGCTCCTTGATTAAATACAAACCGCAATCAGAAATAGAATTGAAACCCGTCACGGTTTCAGTTGTCGGGCTAATTGAGCGGTATTTAATTTTCAAACAGCAACAAATTGAATCAGAAACGCTATACAAATACAATCATTTCTTGCCTAGAATCCGAGAATATTTTGGTAACAATAGTTTAACTGAAAAATCCGCTTTTGGCTTTCGTGATTGGCTGCTACAACACAACGAACCCGCCACAGTTAGGGAAAGAATTGTATTCTTAAATGCTGTTTACGAGTGGGGGATTAAGCGTCAATTAGTTGAGAATAATCCCTGGACTGAAGTATCGGTCAAGGTTCCGCCAAAACGACGGTTGAAGCCATTTTCAATTGAGGAAATAAAACGGATTTTAGAAGGGTTTGCAACGGATCAATATTATTCCCATTACCTCCCCTACGTTGAGTTTTTACTGGGTACAGGTTGCCGCCCGGGTGAAGCAAACGGGCTCCAGTGGAAACATTTCTCAGAAGATTGTGGAGAGGTTCTAATAGCCTGTAAATTAACGGTATCCGGTGAGCGGAAATCGACTAAAACTAATCGTGATCGCTTAATCCCCCTACCCTCACGCCTTCAAAATATTCTCAAAGCAATCCGTCCGATTGACCCCGACCCGGAGGCTCCGGTTTTTGTCTCCTTGACTGGATTGCCAATTGATTCCCACAACTTCAGGAATCGGGCTTGGAAACAGGTTTTAGCTAAGGTTGGCGTGGAATATCGCAAGCCCGGAAACTGCCGCCATACTCTAATTTCTCACGGGTTATCACAAGGGAAAAGCCCTGCTGAAATGGCAGAACTCGCAGGGAATAGAATTGAGACTATTTACAATAATTATGCTGGGAGCGTGATCCACCGACCATCTTTACCAGTATTGCTCCCAGATGACGAATAAATTCCATAATCTGTTATAAACTGGGGAATAGTTATATAGGATATTTTTTTTATGAGACCCCACGAAAACAGACAAGAGATTAAGGCTAGACTCAAGCCAGAAGATAGGGAGAAGTTGAAAGCCCTAGTTGTTGGCATGGGTTATCGGTATTGGAGGCAGGAGTCGGCGGAACCCGCATGGACAGAATTTCTGGAGGCGATCACCCGTGGCGATATAATTCTTTACAAAAAAGTCGGGGGAGGGGGTTGACCTTTTGGGATAAGTGGGGTACAGTTATAAGTGCAGAAGGTTAAAAGTTAAGCAAGTAAGGTGGCTGCCCTACTTGCTCTCAAGTCAATCATTTTAGGTCAATTAGGAGTATACCATGAAAGTTAAAGTCTATTTCAATCTCCATAAGAGATGTTTTTCGGTAGTCGCCCTTGAAGGTGAAAATAAGGGGCGGGTAATAGCCCACGAAACAGAAGTTAAATTAATAAATGCTACATTCAAAGTTTCTGAAGCCGGACGGCAACGGGTGATCCGAGAGCAGCGTAAAAACGTCCACGCTTGCGTTGTAGGAACATTGACTGACACAGTGAAAAACTGTGATCAAGCTGTTACTTACAACCCCTACAAATACAACTCATTTGTGTTTAAAAAGGATGAATCCCCTGTGTTGACGGCTCAAAACGTTTTGCTAATCAACAAGCAAATTTTTATCAACTAAACAGGAGGATATTATGATTTATCGCATTACACGGGTCAAAACTGCGCCCAACAAGGCAAACAGACAAGGGTATTACCTCGAAGCCCTAAATGAACTAGAGGCTTTGACAAGGTTTTATACCCAATTCCCTGATTTTGTAGGGGAAGAATTAGAGTTAGAGGAATGGAATTAAAAGACCTCTAATTCAACTTAAAACTAACCAGGGAATATAAACCCCTGGTTTTTTGCTGTTTATCTAATCACAGGGACAGGAATAATCCCCATCAGAATGCCAGATATTTCCTGAGTTATTCGGGTAGTTGTTTGCGTTGCGTTAATCACAATCCAGTTATTCTCCCTCGCCAATTCAAGATATCCAAACCGAACCCGATCTAAAAAAAGTAAGTCTCTTTCAACCTTGTCCAGAGGTTTGTCGAGATCGCGGCGCACCGCCACCTCAACAGGACAATCGAACAAAATCACCATATCGGGATCAATTCCCCCCGTCGCCTCGTGATTTAGCTTCCTTAAATTATCTAAATTAAGCCCGTGCCCATACCCCTGATAAGCAAGAGTTGAATCCGTGTATCGATCGCACAATACCAAATCAGAATCTTCTAACAAATATCTAATCGTGGGATTGTGTTTAATCCTATCCTTCAGGATTAATTTAAGCTGCTGCTCCGGTGTCAAAAGCCCATTCTTTAATTCAAACCGAACGTCATAATCACAGGGTTCTCTTGTGATGTAAAACTTTAACTTTAACGCCGTGAAATGGTCGCAAAGTTTTCTAATTTGGGTTGTTTTGCCACTGCGGTCAATGCCTTCAAAAGCAATCAATTTACTCATTTCATCCTCATCCAATTTTTAATCAAATCATCTTTAATCATATCTTGCCGTACTAATTGAATTATATATTCTCTAGCTTCCTCCAGTGTCAATATATCCACATTACGTTTAATTATCGCAAGTTTAAATTCTTGCTCCATTGTTAGCTGTGTTGGTTCCATTTCCGTTGTTATAAGAATATCAACACATAGATTATATCAAAAAATATTTTGATTTTTATATCTCTTTAATACAGAATCAAAATATTTTTTTGATTTACCTGTTGCCAATTGCTCCTGATAATGGATTTAATTTGCCAATGCGTATTCTAATATTGCCTGATAATCAGGAAAGTGATAGGCTATTTGACCCCCAAGGAGTGAGGAGAGTTCTTTTAGTGCGGATGCGTATCCATCCTTTGTTGGTGAATTCATTTTTTATTAATGTTTACTCATGGGATTAAACCCTCTAAATATTTTAGAGGGTTATTTTTTGATTATAGGGATAGGGATGTTGATTTTGTATCAGGGGGATACAAAATCAAAAATAATTAAAGTTATGGCTTGACATTCTAAGAAGTGGGGGTTAATGTAGAGAAAAGGCAAGGGCAGAGTCCTGATTTCGCGGTCTAACTCCACCCTTGCAGTGAACAAGTCACTTGAGAGGATCTTACCATGTCACTGAATAGCAAGCGTTGTCCATTAGCCGTCCGAGTCCGCAACAGTCAAACCCTTGAAGAAGCTCTTTTTGAAGAAGGAGTTGCTCTTGAATCCGGACGACTGGAAATCATCTTCAATACCAACACCCGCGAACTAACGTGGGAAGAAGTCGAATACATACAATCACTTTTTACAGCACCTAATTTTCGATGGGAGTCAAAATCTTTTGATGTTGAAATCTTTGAACAATTAATTAAAGATAAGTCGAGAGGGGCGCGGTTTATCGCCTATCAGGTAGTAGAAGCCGAGAAGCAAGACAAGCAATTTGACATGACACAAACCCGAAAAGATTGGGCTGCAACCAAAGAGCTTCGGCGTTGGGCAAAGTCCCGAACTGAAGATTTAGCCCTTTGTGGTTTGGGTTATAAAAAAGTTTTAACAACTAATGGGTGGGAACCACTATCTCGTCACGTCAACAGTTACACAGGCGAAAAAGAGGAAGACTGCGAACAAATCCGTTTTGCTGTGGATACCGGAACGTTGTTAGGTTTGGGCATCCGCTTTGACTGGCAAGCCGAGCGATTTCTGAACCTCTACAAAGAGGTAATGAACTCCAAGAGGTCATGGGGTAGTTGCTATCAGGTTGACCATGCGAAAGTATTGGCGATCGCAACAACGCCAAACTACAATAAACTCCCGTTATGGGTTAAAAAGCAATTAGTTCAAGCCGATGCGTTTGAAGTTAACTCCGAACGAGTTGGCAATATTTGGCGGCTTCGAGACTGCGCCCGTGCATGGAAATGGTGTGGCGATCTACCAAAAGGAATTGCCGAACGTATTGGACGGATGCCAGTTAAAAGCCGTTTCTTGGCTAAATTGGCATGGGAGGAAATCAATCAAGGCGTTAGCACTGGATGGAAAGGTTATCACTCCCTAGGATGGAAGTCCGCATGGCGTGGGGAAACTTACAACCGCCATGAATTGACAGCAGCTTTTTGGGCAAAATTCCGAGAATTGTCTCGGATGCCATTTGTTGAACTATTACCTTTGTTTATGGTTTACGGTAATGGCAACCGAGACACCAAAAAATATTATCAAACACTTTTAGAAGTAGTGTTAGAACTCCCTTATCAAACACTGCCCTGGACTTGTTTAAATCGTCGGGACAATCAAGACAGTTTGCTATTGGGGTTAGCTGATTATCTCTCCCCTCAGCAAGCCTGCAAACACCTTTTTGGAGTGTCAGGAAAAGCCACTCTCAAGGCTTTTCAACAGTCCCAACCCGAAGCCCGTCAATGGGCGGTGGTGTTGGCTCATGGCAATGCTGATTTACTTCAAAAATATTTCACCGTGACTAATTGTATTGAGTTTGAGGAGGATGCGATCGCATTCCTCAAATCACTATCTCCAGAAGCAGCTTTGCGGATGATTCAAACTACTGAGTTTAAAGTCCGTGGGGAGGTTCATCCAGTGGACTCAAATACAGTCCGAGACACGGGTTATTTGTTCAAGCGATTAGAAGATAACGGTGGCGTTCCTAACTTGGGGCGGGTGCGTTGTTGGTTATCCGTTCATGAACAGTTAGCTAAGGAATACGTCAACCGACTCCCTGATTTCCCCCTAAAAGTTAACCCCGACTTCCAACGGGTGCAAGGACTGTGTTCTGTTGACGGTTCTTGGGAGATTGAGATCCCAACTTGTAACGCGCAGTTAAAACTATGGGGTCAACAGTTATCCCACTGCGTCGGCGGCTATGGGGAAGCTGTTAACTCCGGTCGGTCAATCATTTTGGCTATCCGAGAATACGGTCGTGTTACCTATACCGTTGAAATGGTCAAAGCAGGCAACTCCTACGCTTGTCAGCAGTTCTATGGATATCGCAACAACAGCGCACCTAAAGAACTTCGAGGCTCCGTCTTGGATGCCTTGTCTCAAGCAAACCTCTGTAAATAAGGAAAACTCCAATGACAAATCAAATCATTTCAATCGTTCTCGAATCTCTGTTAGGTGCTGGCTGTGGCATCCTCGCAGCCTATTTACTCCGCAAATTCAATTAAAAAGGAAACCACCATGAATATTGACAATTACTCGGAAATCTTAAAACAAGCGTTTGAATTAGGAAAAGCCAATCACCCCGATGCACCGAATCAACATCATTGTGCATTTGCCAACTCCGTCGCCTGTTTTGTGACGGGAGCGAGTGGGGGATATGGGGGGCCGTCAGTCCGTGAGCATACATCCGAAAGAATGGGAAGCCGCGAAAAACGAATGGGGGAATGGAGTTTTGAAGATGCTGTCAAATTTTGTGAGTCGATATGCTATGGGGAATTGACCGACTACCATAAGGAAGTTTTCAAGATGGAGTATTGCTTTGATGATACGAAGGAGGATCTGGAAATTCTCCAGGGTCAGTTTCCTTCCTAGGCACTGCAAGATTTGTGGGCTATCTCTATCCCCTCAAAATCGTTCAGGGTATTGCAAACAACACCGAGAGCATAATCCTGAACGCAAGAAAAGAAAAACCCACAAATATAGACACAGATAATTTTAAACCCTCTAAATATTTAGAGGGTTTATTTTTTGATTAGCTCATGCTCAATATAAACGCCTCTTGTTCCTCAATGACTCGCCATTCCTGTCTATCTTCTTCGAGCCAATTGATATTTTTAGCTAATTCGGCACAGTACATCGCCCGTTTTTGTTCAACAGTCCATCTAGGGAGCGCGAAGGCATCCGTAAACAGATCCGCGTCGGATGATAAGGACTGATAAGCTAACAACGCCACGGCTTTCATTTTGCCCTGTTGCGCGGCGTAAATCTTGAGCCGTTGCCAGTCCGAGAGGGAGATCGTCGTTGCCTTTGTGCCACCGCCGTTGATGGAATCTAGTTCTGCCTCAACCGGTAAGCCGGTATAACCTATACCCTGAAGGGCTTTGAGTGTTCTCCCTTTTTTATCAGTAAGTCGGTATAGCCAGTTTTCCGCATACCCTAAAGCCAAACTCGCCCCAACCATCCCAACTCGGAACTCGCCATTGGGCATCATGTACCCATCAACAGAAATTCCTTCTACATATTCGATAGTCGCCCGTTGTGATTTAATTGTCATTGTGACTATTTCCTTAATTAATGGTTACGGCTCCTGGGTGCGACGAACACCGCGAGGAGCATTTCTATTATTAATTATATCAATATTTTATTAGTTTGTCTGTTAATTAAGCCACGTCAAACAAACTTAATTGCTTAAATTCCGGTTGTTTTAACTCCATGATTTCTAACTCTGTTTCTGAATATTCCCTGGGTTGGGAGATGCGATCGTGTGATACAATATAATCAGATTATTGGGTAACAACACAATGGAATATTATTTTGACACCGAGTTTATTGAAGACGGAAAAACCATTGACTTAATTTCTATTGGGATTGTCGCGGCTGATGGTAGAGAATATTATGCAATCAATGAAGACTGTGATTTTTCTAAAGCCCATCCTTGGGTTAAAGAGAATGTAATTACTCAACTACCAGAAAAACACCCTCAACCGCCACGGGAAAACGGATCTTCAGATAAGTGGGAAAAATCAAAACTATGGAAACCTAAAAGTCAAATTAAAGAAGATGTTGCTTTATTCCTTGGTTGTCGCCACTCATTCTACATTCCCAACCCTAAAAACTGGATCGAAAAACAATACTGGAAACTTCCTTTTGTAAATATAGAAACTAAAGTTGAATATATACTAGAAAAAGACACACCTCAACCTGAAATTTGGGCTTATTATGCCGATTATGATTGGGTTGCCTTCTGTCAACTGTTCGGCACTATGATGGATTTACCAAAAGGGTTTCCCATGTACTGCCGAGATATAAAACAACTCTGTGATGAACTTGGCAATCCAGAAATACCAAAGGACAGAATAGAACACAATGCCCTAGATGATGCCAGATGGGTTAGAAAAGCCCATTTGTGGTTAAGAGATTATCAAATCAATGGAGTCCGGTGATACAGCAAATAACAGGATTCACAAGACAAGAAACAATTCAATTAACTAACTGCACATCCAGTCGGATTGCTTATCTGGAAAAGATGGAGTTAATAATTCCCACTCGGTACGGGGCAATTGGAGGCAAGCCAACGGTTATATTTAGCTATGGGCAATTGCTAGGGATTCAGGCTATTCGAGAATTAAGACTAGAGGATGTTCCATTGCCAACGGTAAAAAGACTCATTACCTTTTTGGAAAATGCCAGTTATGCCGATATTTCAAAAGATAAATTATTGATCGCAATGAACGATGATATTTTTTGGACTCAGAAAGATTGGTCTGATTTTGCCAACAATATGCCAAAAAGCCTCAAGAAAGCCAGTAAGGAGAATAAGAATATTTCTTGGTACATATTGATAGTGATTCCTATGGGAGATATTATTGATGAAATTTTTAATACAGCTAAAAAAATCAATTTTCAGGATTTCCAACAGAGAATAACTTGCTAAACTTCAAAACAATCACCGTGAATAATTTGATTAAGCATAATAATATTAATTGCCATTACCTATTTATATTATAATACAAACCCAATATCTTCACCAATAAAAATAACCCAATAATCAATAAGATTCCTGGGTCAGTATCGTCCAATTTCAATCAGTGTGCATCATTATTATAACATCATATTTCATAATCAATCATTGCCGAAACCAAAGGTTTTCTTTCTGGAAACAGGTCTTTAATTGACTCTACAGCATCAACATAACACTGACCGAGATATGTTCCATTATCCGTAAAACTATCGCGGGTCTCGGCAACAGCCCACCATCCAGACCGACTTCTGAATTCGACATACCAATAACCATATTGAGTCCCCTCTCCTGTTGTTTGGGATATTAAATTATTTAATTGTTCCGTTCTTGTTCGCATTCGCAACATCATTTCCTCTCTAATTTTCCCTTGAAGTTCCCAGATATCTTTTTTTATAATGTCGTCCATCTGATTAGCTAATCTCATTTTATGCCGTGAATCCGTAACATCCTCGTATTCGCTTATTAACATTTGCAACGACCTAATATCCATGTCATCCCACCTCAAAAGTAACAACGTTCCACTTTAATTCTACCTGTTCCCTAATCCATTTATCCATACACGAATTAACAAAAACTTGATAATCTCCCCTAGAATTTAGCCAAAGTTTAGGGTATTTATCCTTCAATTCCTTAATCGTGAAAATCTCCTCAGATGCCGTTACCTCCCTGTTGAGTGCTATTAACTTAATTATAGTAGAATTTTTCATAATAAAAAGGATTCTTTATTGGTCAGGATGGTGTTTAACACTTTTTTTAAACTTATTAATAACTGCAATAGCTTTTTTATATTCTAAATTCAACTTCTGATTTTTTTCTTGTAATTCAGCTATTTGATTACTAATACTTGAATTACTCTGCTCTTGTAATATGGTTAACTTTTCCTTTAAGTTAATATTCTCGGTTTCGATTTTGCGAAGATTGGTTTCTCTGTATTCAATCTCCCTTTCAAGAGTCTTAATTTTCCCTTGAAGTTCCACAATTATTTTAGCATTTTTAATATCAAAAATTCGATTAATAGCAATCCCGATCACGCTACTACCACTCAATAAAATACCAGTGAACCCCAAGACAGTTTGGACGGTTTGGTCTGGTGGTGTGGTTGTAGTAATCTGAAGAAAGGTCAACATATTAGGACTTATAGGTATACTTTATAGATAACACAATTCCCACAAGAGTTGAGAAAAAATTCCCGCAAATTAAAGCAGAAATATTCCCGTTTTGTTCAATTCCTATGGCTCCAAAAAAACCGAGAACAAACAAAACTGAAAGGATGTGGCAGATATTCAATAGCAAATAGCAAGCCACCCAAACCGGAGAACTAACATAATGATTTTTTTTCAACTTATAAACAAATACCCAACAAATCACACCGCTAATCCCCACCCCCAACATAAAGGCGTTCAGGAAGTCGATGCTTTCGTTTACGAAATAAATGGAAGTTTTTGGCGGGGTAAATATCACCCCAAAAAACCCCAATAAAATCATCACCAAGAAATGATGATTAAAAAACAATGCCTGACCGACATACTTAATCTTAAAAACTGGTTTACTGTTGTATCTCTCGTATTCAATCAACGTCGGGAAAGTCCTGTTTTTTTCTCTTTCTTTCCTTGAGTTTTTTGTTCCGTTCATAGTAATGCTCCCACACCAAAAACAACGATAGAAAACTGATAAAAACCTGAATAACTAAAGTCGAAACCTTGATATATCCAAATTTTTGATAGCCAAATTTATTTAAACTATCAAATATCAGCATTATACCACTGTTAATCAATAGCGTTGAACTCAAGTATTTATTTAATTTTCTATCATCAAAAAATAAGAAGATGCCATTAACAATAGAAATTAGTCCGGCAAAAAATAGCAGGAGAATATAGCCAGAATTGTCGATTGTCAATGGCATATTGTTATTGTACTAACGGGTCGTTATTCATCGCTTCAAGTACGACTAATTCCGCGTCTAATTTTTCTTGATATTCCTTCTCAAAGGCATCAATGAAAATAGGGACAAAAGCCTCAATAGCATCGTGCAGCCCTGGATATTTAGCCAACGGAATCCTAATGATTCCGCTTTTATTCGTTGGGATTGTATGACCCGTTTCATCGTCAACCATGACGATTACATAACAGGCTTCAATATATTCCCTATTAACAATTCCAGTTTGAGGATTTGCAGTTTCAAACTGTTGACGATAGACAATTCTATGCTCTTGGTAACTCATTTTTATGCTCCTATTAATCCGTGAGTTGTCAAATCATCAATCAACGCTTTTACTCTTTCAGCTAATTGTGGAAGAGTTACCGTTGAAGTTGCAAAAGTTGTGCGAGTAGCGGTTCCCGTAGGGGCAGCCCATCCCGTTCTTCGGGCGGAAACAACTTGATTAGTCCCAACAACAAAAGACGTTGCTTTTGCCGACCCATTAACATCTAATTGTTGCGATGGGCTAGTAGTACCAATTCCGACATTATCATTATCCAGTATGACAAAAGGAATTGATTTAACGTTGCCATTGGAGATATAGGTATATATAGAAAAACAATTCTGACCAAGACCTCCCGCATCTGTTGATTTCATATTATAGAGAACGTATGAGGTGCTAAGTCCTGCTTCTGTTTTTCCAAGGTTACTGATTTCGATAGCAGCTGCATACCCCAGACTTCGTAACCTTAAAGCACCCGTTACAATACCACCAGCCAAAGGAAGGTATGTGTCGGGAAGTCTGGCAGCACTCAAGGTTCCGGTTGAAATATTAGAAGCATTTAAACTGGTTAGTCCGGAGCCATTCCCGTTCAACGAACCAGCAAAAATCGCTCCCGTAATCCCCAAACTAGCTGCACGAATCGCGCCTGTAGTGGTAGAAGTTGAAGGTGTTGCAGCAGACACAATCATATCTGTTGTGGTAATAGTACCCGCCCTTGAAACAGTAAGAGGCCCCCCTAGGTAATTACCATTATCATCTCTCGTTTGAAACTGGAGCGCCTCCCCATCCACCACCAAATACCATAATTTTTTATTTGTCGGGGCTTTGCTCTCGTTAAGCCATATCGCCGGATAAATACTCGAAACTGTTAATTCACTAGCTGATACCGTATACGCATTGACATCACCCGTAACCCCTAAACTAGCACCACGAATCGCACCCGTAGTAGGAGAGGTTGATACCGTTGCGCTAGTTGAAACCAAGTCCCCTGTGATAGTCCCACCAGTCAGGGGGAGGTAAGCTGCGGGTAATCGGGCTGCGTTGATGGTTCCAGTTGAGATATTTGAAGCATTTAAAGCTGTTAATGCCGTCCCAACCCCAGAAAAAGAAGTGGCGATCAATGCCCCTGTTAAAGTTCCACCCGCCAATGAAAGATAGGAATTAATATCAATTGAATAAGTCCCATCCCCTGTTTTTTTTAGGAATCCTGGGGTGTCGGATAGCGATTGAATAGCAATTAATTCGTTGCCGATACTGTTAGTTGAAACCGCAGTTACTTGACCCTTAGCATTGACAGTAATAGCAGGAATTGAACTAGCACTACCGAAAGAACCAACATTACTATTGACCGTTGCCAGTGTTATCGCACTTGTAACATTGGCTGAACCATCAAAACTAACTGAATAACTAGCATCCCCCGTTGTTGTAATTGTCCGTGGCGTGGTTAGTTTTAACGCCTCCCCCGCCGTTGCCGAGCTTGATATTTCAACATAAACAGAACCCGACCATCGGTAGGTTTTGTTGTTATCTTCGGTGACATAAATTTTGCCAGCATCACCCGCAACCGGAAACGCTGCAAGGTTAGCAAAATTCAAGACATCATCAACATAGGATGGCAAAACCGATGCTGAAATTGTGCCAGACGCGGCGTTAACAGCCGTTAAGATTGTGTTGCTAGAAGTTAATGATTTTGTGAAATTTGCCACCGTTGGATCGGTTTCAGCTGTAATCACATTCCTAATTAATTGTCCAACGCCCATCTAAAACCCCCTTATTAGTTCAACGGATGCCCCTTCTGGAACAATGATTGTGATGGCGGGATGTCGCGCGGGTAAACATGACTCCAAATTCACAATGTCATTAATCCCATTTGTTGCTGTTTTTGTCAGCCCATTAATCGTTACAGTTCCGGTTAAAATCGTTATGTAGACATAACAACTCCCTGCGGGAATAGTTGTTGTCCCTGCTGTTAAAATCCTCCAATCTGCTGTTAAGTTGGTCGTGGGCAACTCAACCGGAATCCTGTTATTAGAAAGACTGGGAATCTTGGCGTTTACTGCTTCAAGGGTTGTTTCTTTAGCTAAGCCAGAGACATCTGTAGACCCCCCTCCCCCTCCCCCTACGCCTTCACTCGATATAGCACGATAAACCTCCCAGTAGGGAAGTGTCTGTGCAGGGTGTTCCAGTGCTTCTATTTGCTCTCTAATTAAAGCAGCCGCATCCGCTTGTTGTGTACTAATATCAGGCATTTTTCATAAAAATAAGTATTTATAAATAATTTTAACCCCTCTTTTATTGATTGCATTTTCAATTTAAGAAATTCCCACAAGAAGTGTGATTAGCACTTGACATATAGCGGGTCGGAGTATTTCACGAAATTATCCAAATACTAAAGCGTATTTTTTAGCTGAGTTTTCAATAAAACTCAAAATGTCAGAATCCATCTCTAAAATCCCTTGGTGAGAGATGGATGTCACAGTGTTTGTATAATAATATGCGACTGTGATCAAATAACTCCCATTCGCAAAACCTGAAGTCCCACTGATGGCAGTTACAGAGTCAATTACAGGGCTATACAATCCCAATTCTGAAACAGGAACAGTAGTTGCCACTCCGCCAGATCCAGTTAAAGTAATAGTTTGAGTCGCTTCGCCTAACTGCACTGGAATGGTAAACTTATTCCCCCCTACCCAAATCCATATATCTGTAGCATTGAAGTTCCCTTTTGAATTTCCTGCTATGACATCAAGATAGTCGGATCTGATATTTGTGGGATGCGTTAATTTAATCTGCAATTGTGTTGAAGGGCTTAACGTTACATTCCCCGCAACAATTGCTTTTCCGCAACCGTTTAATGTCCCGACCTTAGCTCTTAATGTTTGACCCGATACTAACTGCGAAACAACGAAACAAGTCCCATTCCCGTTAATAGCAACGATTTGATTGGCAGTGTTAGCAACCAGCCCAAGGACACCACGCTCTCCCACACCAATAAATGATCTGCCATTTACTATTCCCGATCCTGATAAGGCGATCGCACTTAAACCCGTATCAGGGACAATCCGACGCAGATCCAACCCCGCACTAATCAAATTACCAATGATTGCAGCCACACCCGAATAATAGCCAACACGCTCCCCGATTGATAGACTGACTTCTATCTGAGCATTCTCGGCTACTCTCCCCCCTAAACTTGCCACGTCAACCTGAATCTCCACAGCAACTAGATAGGCATATCCCGATGGCAAATCTTTTTCTAAAATTAATCCCGAATTGTTGTTGGTATAAGTAATTCTTTGATTAATTCCCGTCATCTCCCCACCCCCAGAGGCGGAGGTATCCAGAGATCCATCGGTCAATTTGACGTACCCCAAAAATGTCAAATTGACCGCACCCGCACCAAAAAACAGATCAGTTAAGTCCGTATCCCCCCACGATATCCCTACTGATATGGATCTCCCCGCAAAATAGGGAGATGTCGTTTCGTTTCTTAGCCAAAATTTGACGGGCTCGGAATAACTTCTGTCAACCGCATAATCGGGACGGATAATAATTTCTTTTTGCTCATCTGTGAACTCAGAAAGCAACCTATCACAGCCGTTTACCGAACGAGTTGATGTAACTAAGGTTTGGAATTCTTGGGGATAAACCCTCAGCCACTGACTGTCTTGCCATTCTCTAATTTCTCCCCATTCGTCAACGTAAACCCGCATCCCGTCGATTTTATTAACAGGGATTTGAGAGGTATTCGCTACGCTTTTTTGAGTAACGAAGTATTCATTTTTGTTAAGTGTTAGCGTCCCAGGTAAAGTATCTGAAGCTGAGTAAGTGGCTATAACATAAGCAGTTAAATAGGTATTTGTCGGGGAGAATGACAGCACATAGGAGACTGGATCATACCCCTCACAGTTACAGTTAGGCACAATTACAGTCACACCTTGACCCGTTGTTAAATTGATGGCGGTTGGAGGGGAATACAGGTTAAATCCTTGGCGGTTCCGCATCTGCCAATACAACGAACCCGAAACCGGAGTTGTTAAACTTCCCGAAATTACTGAGACAACCGGAGCAGGAATTTGAGAGGGAATACCAGCGTAAGTCAGCATATTTTATTGTTTACCATTGTACTCATTTATCCTTGAATTACTTGCCATTTACCATTGTGTTTAAAGGCGATCGCATTCCCTGTAACCACACCTTTAGCTACAAAACTTTTACCCATCCCAGAGAATACAGATCCACTATTCCCCAGAGGGTAAGCCTTGCCAATTAACACTGATTTGTTAAGAGCGTTTAATCGACTTAAAGTCTGAGATGCGATTTGATTTACCGTCGCCATGCTACTGATTCCCTTAACGTTCTGGTTTGGTTTGTTGCTCTTACCGTTTTCCCTCCATATCTACCAGTGATGGAATTTCCTGAAATATTCCAGGTTGGCTGTCCACTGCTTAATATTCTTAAAAGTTTGGCTGCTAATTCTCTTTCTTTTGGGGACGACATTTAATTCCTCCGACCGGGGACAGTTGAGGGTAAAACCCCTCCTAAAGTAATTATAGTGGCATTATTGTCTACCTTTGGATCTTCCCCTTGGTTATTGTCCGAACCTTCATTAGATGGGACAGTATCTTCTATTGTCTCAATACGAATAGAGCGACTGTCCGACAATCCTAGTGTTAGCTTTGTGCCGTCCGTTTTACAGATTGGATCTAATCCGTAGGCATTCTGACTTCCATCATATTCAAGGGTATAAGAAGCCGATAAGACTCTAAATCTTCCCCGAAATCTATCCCCACTAAAAGTACAAAAATCTCCCCCTTCAATATTTGGGAAGTGCCAGCTAACTGTTCGGGTTTCTTGGGTGCTTTGAAGGGTGTTAATTGTAAGTTGAGTTTTTGCTGCTTCTTTTGCTTGCTCAAGGGTAGAAGCAGCCCCAAAACTTAGACTCTCTCCCCCCTCTGATGCCCATTCAGGGATTGAATCAGAGTAGACAAAGTAGCGTTTTCCGACACCTTCTTTTGTCGTTACAACACTTTTTGTATAGGTTTTTTTGGGTTGCTGTTGCTCCCATGTTGTTTTCCTGTATTGAGCTTCCGGGGGTCTACCCTGAATCTCCCGATATCGAACATTCTCAACCCCATCAACAAACCCTGCTCCCGATGCGGTTAACTCCACTATTTTCTCGGTTGAATATTCGTCGTTCTTTTTAGTCCAAATTGATTGATAGTAACTTTCCTCTCCTGTAACAAGTGCTGGCAGAGGATCTTCGCTGGTTGAGTCGGGGTGAGCCATTACTGCAATCGAAGACGCTTGGCGAGATTCCGTCCAGACCAGCATTGGCTCTACAAAATCCATGTCGGCAGTAATTAAGCCCACTTTCAACTTTCGATTAGAGCCCTCTTCTGGGGGTGTAACCTTTGAGAACATTTTTCGCTGCATTTGCTCGTCCATTTCATCCCAAAAAACCCACTCAATGCTGTAAGGGACTGTATCCTGTTCATAGTCTGCGCGCATTGATTTGATGTAAAAGCTGGTTACATCTTGCCTGTTTATCTTTTGAAATTTAACTACTTTCCACCAAGGAGCGAGGATTAGCCTTCCTGTCTTTTTCAGTATCCACTGCATTCTTTCTTGACCTGGTGGGCCGACATAACCCCATCCCCATTCCATTTCGTCTATCATTCCCTCCCCATTAACAAAAGTCATCTCACGGGTATCAGTATCCCCTCCTGGTTCTTCCTGTTGAAATCGGCTTAATTTCCATCCAGACGTGACAATACTTGTCAAGTATTTAGCATTTGAAACCTTAGATTGAAGCCCCTTCAATGAATCACCACGTCCTAAATATTCTTCATAATCTGGATGCACAGTTAACTGATATTCTATTTCTTTTGTGTTCTTAGGTGTAGTAAGTGTGTAAGTCGGTGGTTCTACTGCCTGATAATAATAGCGAGTTTCTTGAAATTCGATTAGTTTCCAGTAATTTCCTGGGTTAGTAATCATTAATCCATCGGGCGTTTCAATAAAATCTTTTAAATAATAAGCAAATCCCCACGTCTCGATAACCTCTCTGTCTGTTTGCCCGTCAATTGTATAAGTTGTTCTCCTGACTTTCTTGGGGCCGGATTGGTCTAAGTTGCTATCTAAACTCCTTAAAATAGTTGTTCCTTTTGGTGGGTTTGTTACGTCTTGGTCGTATTCATATTCGGTTTTAAGTTCAGGTTCTTTTTCCTCGAATTCGGGAGGTGAATTTGGGTCAACTTGCTCTTTGTTACTTTCCCTTGGAGTCCATGTCAACGCGGCTCCATTGTAATAGGGTGCGACTCCTAACTGGTTAGATCCGTCCGCTATTTGTTCTCCCCAACTAAAACTATAAGAAGAGCCAGAATTGATATTCTTCAATCCGACAAACTGCCCATAATGGACGTAACAGCCTTGTACTAAGGCATATTCCCCAAGTACGTCATCCAGGGAAATCATAGAGTCTTCGCCAACTTCATCAATGAAGATGTTAAACCCACCAGACAAATTGACCCCCGCCTTGGATGCCAACCGACTCGCCGATAATGTCCCCGTGGCAATATTAACCAAAGGCTTGATTTTCACCGACCGTGAACAGTAAACCTTCCACCATCCTTCTAGGTTGATTGAGACAGTATAAACATTTATTTTCTGGGTTCCTTTATATAAATATCCAGTTCTTTCGTAGCCATAACCGCCATCGGGAGCAACTCTAAATGGAATCCCATCTATGGTGATTCTTGTATTCCTTGAAGGATCATAAACCTGCTCGTAACTGCTAATATCTTCTTCTGTAATCCCTTCATAGGTAATTGAGGCACTGGGATGATCTTGGAAACTTTTTGTAACAGTTAATGATCCCAGTTTTATCGGAACTGGAAGGTCAGGGGGATTTTTGACAATATTACTTTTAAATAATGGACGGGAAACAATAGGCATAATATCAAGTGATTAATTTTAAAGATTGAATGGCATCATCCCAGAAAAACTGACCAGGTGTAAATTCTCCCTGTTGCTCAACAAACCGTCTGCCTCTCCATTCTACATAATCAATAAATCCCAAGTTCTCCCCAATATTAAAAACATTGAGTTGACCAATTAGCTCCTGAGGTGCGGTATATTGCCCTGTCATCTCCAAAGTTTCCCCTCCTCTAATCCGACAGCAGGAATTAGAGCAATCAATCACAACTCGCTCCCCTACTTGCCCAAAATTAAGAGGGACACCTCTATTTAAAACTTGAGACACAATCATTCCTGAAGGAACGGTAACTATCAACTCACACATTACCCTGGGGATAGGGGCGTTAAATTCTATGGTTAAATTAATACTATCAGGAACGGTATTAGTCGCAAAATAGACAGTAGTATTTTGTAAATAGAATCTTTGCCCAGTCAATCTATCTGGGTTTGTGGCTTGAATAAAATTGTTTATCCCGACCCGTAGAACAGCTAAAAAAGGCAGGTTTATTTTATAAAGGGTAAAGACGGCATCAGGGGTTGTTAGCTCTGTTGGGGAAGGGTTAACGCCAGGGTATTTGTGAAATGTTTTAGTTTGAAATAAAGGAGCTAATGTCTGATTTCCTTGTGCAGACAAAATAGGAGCCGATAAATTAAATGGACTCAGGATTGTTGCGGGTAAGTTAGAATTAGAGAGTGTGAACATAAAAAATTAATTTAACTACTAATATTATCCCGTGAATTATCGCCAAGAATTAAAACAGACCATAGAATTGTTTGTCCCTCAAGTTGAACAAGCATTTCTCAAAGCATTCTATTTAAAAGACCTCGACTTTGGGCGGGACTTAATGATAGGGGAACGGACGGGTGCGATAGATTGGTACACATCCGATCTAGGATCTCTCACGGGGAACGTGATGATTTCGATGGGTTGTAGCTCCCGTTTAAATGCGGAGATCGAAAAGGCAACCGAGGCTATCTATGCCAGACACGGGATATTCTCCATTAACGAGGAGGTTGTTAGAGCGCTAGAGCTTTCAACTGCAAAGGTACAGCTAAAAGGGGAAGTTAACGCTACAACGGTGCAACAGACTTCTTCTCGGCTTTGGGTAGCAATCTCCACGTTTCAAATTGACTGTTTTATTGGGTTATGAACCTATTTTTTCATCCAATCGGCTAATCCTTCTCGGTAAGTTTTGGCGAACGCATAGCATACCGCATCGGCTAAGTTAGGCGATCGCCCGATAATACGCTTAATATCATCTTTTTTGGTAATCATTATTGTTTTCCCAGACTCCCACCACCGGAATGCACAGAGTTCTTCTTTTAATTGATCATCGGGAGGTAAACAGATCGGGATTTGATTCTTGGGGTCTAATAAGTCTCGCAGATTCCAGTACCAATAAGTCCGCATATTAGCAAAAGTCAAGAGTCCGCTTTTGTCTTTCAAATACTCGCCGTTTCCATCCTTCGCGGCTTCACTTCCTTTCAAGGGAATAACGTGCATTTTCATCCCTCGACAGGTATCGTGAACCGCAGCACCCACCCCAATTACGTCAATTTGTACCTTTACCCCAATGTTCGCCATACAGGAGGCAATCTGCTGTGCGACAATATTGCTGTCTGGGGTCTGGCTTCCATCAAATTCCCTGAGTCTATCAAGCCAGTTGTCCCATCGCAGAGCCAACACTGTCTTATCTATCCCACCCCTCGCCACATCCACACCAATATGGGACATTTTTAAGGTTTGAGGATAGTCAACCCATCGTTGCATCGCCAAAGTGACCCAATCCCCAGGAATAACTTGATAGGGGTCTGATTCTGGCTCGATGGTCATGTCGCCATAGAGAAGCTGCGATCGCAAAGGTTCAGGGAGAGATTGCAGCACCCCTCTATATCCTGAATCTTTCAGGAAAGGATTGTCGTCTAGTGTCGCTCGAATAAATGTGCGGGATCGGGGTTCTAAGTCTTCGTCTCCAATTCTGATCTTTTTAGGCTTGGGATAATAGAGTTTTCCCTCAACCTTTACAGGATCAAGAGAAGAAACCTCGTGGATTTCCTTGCCAATCGTGAGATAAAAGCTATCAACATCTACTTCTTGGTCTTTCCCGTTTACCCCCACAAACCAGCGCAACTCACCTGGTTCGGCAAGGTGTCTTCCCGTCTGAGATTCATATTTTGGATCAAGCCAGGGAGCCAGATAACCAATAATCCATCGCCCACTTACTTGACTGGGAGGATTAAACGTAAAGATTACTCGGCATTTTTGATGGGGATCGGGACTTCTGCACCAACCCGTTAAAAAGAGGAATTGCTCAAGGGAGAATTCTGTCACCTCGTCTACTGCCTTGAGATCGTGTTCAATCCCTCGCCAGTTTTCAATATCACTTTCATGTTGCGCCGCGCCAAACTTTAGAGTTCTCCCTCCGGGTATTTTCCTCCACAGCTTTTCGTTACTATTGTAAGTAGCCCCACTCCCCCGTAATAATAGCCGTGATTTTTCAATAATATCTAGCAGCCGAGGATACTCTCGCCGGAAAACAATTGATTTCCGGTGTTGTGTCACCGCCATAATCTGAATGATTGCGGTTTTCCCCCCTCCAGCACTCCCCCCAAACCCAATAATGTCAGCATGGGAAGACAAAGCCATTCTTTGTGGTTCACTTTTGGGTTCCCAAGGGTTCCAGTTTGCAATACTCTGTCCAGTAAATCCTAATTTGTCTAATACAGAAGGGTAGCCACTATGTCTTTGTTTTGTCACCTATCTTCCCCGTATAACCAATTGTGATTTTAATTTTTATCCTTCCCTTTGAAGATGGTCTAGTTGCTCTATTTAGAACAATTCTTTCCATATTAAAACTCCGTAGGAACACTTACCCCAAAATTAATTAACCAGTTATATAACCTAGACCTATCCTTAACAAAATCATCGTCCAATGGTTCGTTTTCTAAGTTTTCATCCCCACCTGTTGTTTCCCCTTTGGCTAACTCCTCCGCCTGTTTTAGTCTATCATTTGCTTGTTTACATAGCTTTGCCAAATCATCTAAAGAGTAATGATTTTCAAGTCCTCCCACCTTAAATATTAAGATAGCATCCGCTATAATATCAAGGGCTAAATCTCCCGTTGTAATAAGCTCCTGGGGAAGTAATTTAGAGTCTGTCCCATCTTCGGGATACTTGTAACCTAATAATTGTTCTAGTAAACTCAATCCTGGGATTAGCTGCTCTCGATAGGTGATTGGCTCCGTTGCTATAAAAAAATGATGGCGTGATTCTTGAGTTAATTGGTCAGGATCAAACTCAAAAAAATGAGCTATTTTTAAATAATGATAACGAAACCGAGGGAAAAGGTAATCATCCATTTTCTCTGGGTAAATGTGAAGCCCTGCAATGGACTTCTTTAAATCCAAAAGATATGCAGATAGTTTCCTAGACTCTCTAATAGCCACAGGGAAAACCAAGATAAAATTCCCAGTCTGATAATTTAATCGGAAGTGCAACATTAAAGCCACTCCTCCTGACTATCTTGCCAATTAACTAACTTGATTCTATTGCCAAATAATGGCTCGAATTCGCATTGTTTTAATTCCAAATATCGCCACCTTCGATTTAGGGATTCCCCTTCCTTGAAGACAAGATGGGCATCTAATTTTTCTATGGGTTCCTGTAGCTCTTGGGTCGCTTCACGGTAAATCACCTGCGTCCTAATTTTTACCGTTTGCCCAGAAAGATTGGGAGAAGCATAGATTTTCCCGCCTTCTTCAACCACGATTTGAGATTGACCTGTAATCCTATCTACTAATTCTACTGTTAGAGGCGATTTATTATCGGCATTTGGGAAGTAATAAGCGATCGCCTCGCTATCTGGTTTAGGGATTTTAATATCATATTTTGAAGCATTGCCAGAGAGGGATAATTGCCCACTATTCCCCGATAACCTCGCCTCTAAGAGCGTAAAGTCCAGAAATTCAGGGGTAACAGCCCATCGTTTTTTCCTGCACAATGCCGCGACTAATGGATGACCAGCTAACTTTAACTCAATTTTATCTTCGTCAACCTTGACAGAAGAAGGCAACACCAAATCAGGAGGGGTGTACAACTCGCCTCCTGACTCCTTTACCCAAGCTCGGCAAACTTTACGCATTAACAGAAGCGGAGATCGCCTCCATGCTTGTAGGGTGATTTGCGAGGGTTTCAGTGCCTGTCCGTGAAACAGTAGGAGGGTTTCCCCCGTCATAAAAAATGGCTTGTGAAACCCCTGCAATATTCCGCCCACCAGAGGGGAGAATGAAGTACGTTTTTATCTCTCCTATTTTTCGCATTTTTGCGGTTCCCGATGCAGCAGTGGTTTGGGCGACAACAATATTACTAGGCGTGGTAGACCCACCTACATCGTAAGTAATTGTTACCCCAGGCAAGTCAGAAGTAAGGGTTAAAACATTGGTCGCTGCCGTTCCTGAAACCAAAGCAGATGCAGAAGGAACTCCATTAATCTCCTCTAAAAGTCTTGTTGCAATTGTGGTCGCAGTATCACCTGACCTTTGGGTATGGGAGACAATAGCCGAGTTACCCCCGGCAGTGATTCCTATTAGGTAGTCATCCCCTGTACTCCCTGCTGTGATGGTCATGGTATTCACTTGAGACACCGCGCCACCAAAATCTGCCCAGGCTTCTAACACATCCTTTACCACCCCCCCTTCAGTAATTTGTGTCCGTACCCTTTTAAAAGGGATTGTTACCGTCAGGTCGGGTTGGGATGCAGGATAACTAATTGAGCCAATTGAAGAAGTCATTTGTTTTGAGTAATAACTTATTAACAATATTATAATTATAATTATGCCTTAAACTCAAAGATAATTCCGCAAAAAAATACCAATAACTTTATATAAAAATGACCGCCCAATCATCCGAGACAACAAAAAAAGAAACCACCACAGAGATTGTGAATCGTTATCGGGAAGACTCTCGCGTCATGATGCAAGCGTTGGCGGAGAGTGCCGACGCAAGTTCGATGCGAAATCCTCTCCCTGTAACGGGAAGAATCCAGCCTTTCTCTCAACAGCAAGTAGAAAACTGTTTAGCAGACGCGATCTTAAAACGAATAGCGTGGAGCCTCCCATCTTCGTCAACTCAAAAGATGTGGCAGTTATCCTTGGGAGATGATTTTTCTAGTAAGACGGGTTCTAAATTAGTCCGAGATTATTATGCCTATCACGAAAGATTGAAAACCATATCACAATTTAGAAAAGCATTGCAGTTCTCTCGCTCTCATGGTGGGACAGTTATTATTCTCAAGATTAACGATGGAAGACATTATTCCGAACCTGTTGATGAAGGCAAGATTAAATCAATCTCTGGGTTAATCGTTCGTCACCGATGGCAAGTTGCTCCTTCGGTGAGAACGGCTGCTAGTATATTTGACCTTGATGACATTGAACATTATGAAATCCTAACAATTGACCAACAAATAAAACAAAAATTACTATTTAACGGAACAAATTCCAAGCAGGATGATCGCCTGATTCATCGGTCAAGAATCCTCCGGTTTAATGGGGCATTAATGCCTGATGATTGGATGATTTCCTATAACAATGGATGGGGATTGAGTGTCTTTGACGAGGTTTGGAAATATTATAAAAACTATACAAATGGACTCAATGCAGTAGGCGAATTAATTAAAACCCAATCAGTTCTACAGCATTCTTTTGAAGGACTGCGGGAACTGATGATGGCATCTGATGAAGAAAGTATCGCAGCTATTAAGCAAACCATGAAATCAATCCGACTAATGTTTGATCTATATGGCATGGTTCTCCACGACTCCCGTGAACAATTCAACTGGAATGCCCGCCCCGTCGTCGGGATGGATTCACTCGTGCAAGTACAGAAGGATGGGGTAACAGGAGCCTCTGGGATGCCTCACACGATAGTTTGGGGAGAAAGCCCTGGGGGTTTGGGGCGTGATGGCAAGGAGACCCAAATCAACTATGCTAACTCGGTGGCAGAGTACCAAGGAGAGAGCTTAGATCCTAGCGCAGCTATTCTTGATCGTTATATCTTCTTGGCTAAAGACGGCCCCACAAAAGGCAAAATCCCCGACAACTACCAGAGGCAGTACCCTTCTATCTTGAGGATGACCATCGAGGATCTCCGCTCTGGACGCTCATCTGATATTCAGGCATTGGCTTCAGGTATTCAAGCCGGATTCATCACGACAGATGAAGCTCGGACAGTGCCTTCTAACTCCGGTTGGTGGCCAGAGCTTAACCTTGATCAAAAAGCATGGGAAGAAGCCAGGAAAAAAGCAGAAGAACAAGCAAACTTCCTTGGTGGTTTTGATATGGGAGCATTAGGAGGCGAGGAAGCTGCCCCACCCACTGAAGAACCCGTCGAAGAAGAATCTATAACTCAAATGGACAGTGCTGTTTACACCCCAATAAAGCGGGTTCTTAATTGGCACGGGCTATCAATTGGGGTCACTCACGACAAAGGGGATCTTCGCTATAACAAAACGATGAAGGTAGGGTATGGGCATATTAGACGCAGCTATGGACACGCGGAGGACGCAAAAGCAATCGACGTTTATATCAAAAATCCAAACTCACCTAGTCTCTGGAAGGTTCGGCAACTCAACACAACAACAGGGGAGATTGACGAAACAAAGTATTTCTTGGGTTTTGATTCCCCCAAAGAAGTGCGCGATTGCTATTACTATCATGCCGGATTAGATCGTTTTGGAGGAGTGGAGAAGTGCGATCCTACGGAATTAAACCAATACCGCCAAGATGCAGAAGAATTGGAGGGAGTTAATGAAGTTTATCAAAATAAGATATTAACAGATGTAGCAAATAGAATCAATCAACAAACTCAATTAGATTAATTTTAAATTAATTGGTTTTTGAATGCAACTTAGTCAACCCATTTTATTTCACTAGGGTTGGCTAAGTTGTCTAAACTGTTACATCAAATCTTTGTCGGTTCCTGATTTACGGGCTGCGTAAATCTATGTATAGGTTAAGGTAGTTTGGCAACAATTGGCACTTCGGACAGTAAGGACACCCCAGACCCACTGCAACGGTCTGTCTCCCGCCTATTCACCAAGAAATCAATACAATAAAAAAGGTGTGATTTTCTTATATAGAAATTATTTTGTAAAGTCCTGTTGATCTATAAGAATTTAACCTTAAAATTATAGTGATAACTTCTGATCAGAAGGGTTTTATCATGCCAATTCCTGTTAGTTTTTTCAATCTTACAAGAGCCGGAAAGGTTTACGCCTTCAAGCCCGAAGACATCTCGTTTGGGGACGACGACACTCTTGAGGTTAAATTAAATCAAGGGGGAGATATAGCGGTCATCCCTCTTGTAAAAAAATCCGTGACATTAACAATTCAGGGTGCTGTTGACACTGATCTTGATACGTTTGAAACCGAGAGAACCCAAAATGTCCAAAACTTAATTGACAATCAGCCGGTTGGCGCAAACATGGCTTTTGCAAACTATATTATTTACAGTGCTTACTTGCGAAAAGTAACCCCCACTGCCCCAATTACCGTGTCAGGGAAGACCTTGTTTGACACGATTGAACTAGAGTTTGCCTCTCGCGTTTACGTTTAAATTTATACTGCCTAAGCCAATCAAGGTTTAGGTAGTAGCCCCTAAAATCTATGTATAAAAAGATGACATTTATACTTTATAGACAAAGATTAAGATTTGATGCTCCGCCAACAGAAATCCAAGCGAAGTTAGCGATCGCCAAAGTACATCTCAATATTGGCAAAAGTGAACTTAATTAAGCAAAAACAAAGTACAATAGACTCATCGCATTAAAAAGGAAAATCAATTATGAAAGCTAAAAAAACTGCTGTTGAAGGACAGAAGAAAATTAAAACCGTTCCCCCTGCTGTTGTAGATGAAGATGAGGATGTTTTAGGGGAAGGGGAGACATTGCAGGAATTTGACAAGAGAATGGAGAAAAAATATCCGAAAAGAAGTTATGACGATTTGACAGAAGAAGAAAAACGCGAACGTGCCAAACGTTTTGTAGCTCAAGGGCCGGAAGACTGGTAAGTTTGCAATCCGCACCCGTACAGAAAGATTTAACTCAAAACAATGGTCACCACCTTAAACCGTCAAAATCTCCTTCGCTTTGATGCTGTTCCTACCAAGGAACAGATGCGGTTGGCGATCGCTCAAACACTATCCCTCCCCTCAATTTATAATTCTCCAGTTATCATACTGGACTTTGAAGTGGGTGATGATGGTAAAATTACGGGGCGGTTTAAGGATGCTGATCGTCCTCGTGTGTTTAGCTTCGAGATTTTGGACGATATCCGTTTTAGCCCTTTTAAGTCTGGGCGACTGGACAATGAGGAGGAATGGGAGGATTTTTCCCTTGGTTATAGCTTTCGCTTTGATACACCCGGAGGGGCTAAAAAAAAGCCGCAGTGCGTGAAACCCACGTCTTATAATTGTGGTAAATCTTGCATAAATATTAAGAAAAATTGCAGGTGCAATCCCGATGATGCTCAGTCAAAAGATAGAATAGATAAATTAAAGTCTCTGGCGAAGGATTTTAAAAAGGGGCAAGAAGGGGGAGGAAAGCAGAAGGAATCAAAAGTTTCTGAATCAAAGGACAAGAAACTTTCTTACTCTAATTTTGAGAGTGACTTTGAAGACCTTTATTTTGAGGAGAAAAGGAAACAAGAGTTAAAAGGTGTTGTAGCAATTAAACGCCGACAGATGTTAGATATTGCCGAAGGAAAGTACAATGTTCCCCGTGAACAGTTAGAGGATTATTTCGAGAAGTTAAAAGATAATAAAAAAATATTCTCAGTAATAGAGAAAGGGGAAGAATTATTATCTTGGGTTGGAGGACAGACACCCAAAAAGCAGGGAAAACAACCTAAAGCCAAATCTTCTAAAACAAAAGACTTAGTTGCAGGACAAAAAGCAATCAAGGAAAAACAGATATCTTATGCTAAATTCGAGAAAGACTTTAAAGAATTCTATAACGAAGAAAAAAGAAAGCAGGAACTACAGGGGGTTGTAGCAATTAAACGCAATAAGTTGTTAGATGATTATGCTAAAAAAAATGGGATTTCTCGACAGCAATTAGATAATCATTTTGAAAGTCTTAAAACCAATGGTAAGATATTCTCTGTCAAAGAGAAAGGGGAGGAGTTGTTTCAGTGGAACTAGGTTAGTATTTTAAAAGCAAGCTAAAACAGATCCAAGTAAAAAAATTAGAATTAATTAAATTTTAAAATATGGTCACAATTTCAAGTTATCAAAATCTCCTTCGCTTTGATGCTGCTCCTACGGAAGTGCAGATGAAACTTGGTATTTCTCAAGTTTTGTCGATGCCATTTGCCTACAACTCTCCGGTTATCGTTCTGGACTTTGAAGTAGGCAATAAAAACATCATCAAGGGACGGTTTAAGGATGCCATTAGATCCCGTGTTTTTGAGTTTGAGATTGGGGATTCTATCACGTTCAAGCCGTTCACCTGGAGGCGAACGGATAGCGACGTTGACCCGATGGCGTGGGAAGACTTCTCTAAAGGGTATTGCTACCGATTCGATGCAGTTAAGACCGTCAGAAAGGAAAAACCTAAGTGTGGCAATACCTCCTATAATTGTGGCAAAGCCTGTATTGGGTTGAATAAGAATTGCAAATCAGATTTACCGGATAAACCCTCCCAAGAAAAAGTCGATAAACTCAGAGCCGCAGCAGGGAAATTTAAAGCCGTTCAGGATGACCCAA